TATAAACTTAGTGGACTAAGCAGTTTAATGATAGGCTCCGCTAAAAAAGAGTCATTTGAAAAATATGTTAATAGTGATCCGGAATATGTTCCAGAATTAAGAAAAACTTGGGCCGAAACACAGTCCACCACAAATGCTAAAGCTTTCAAGCCACTGAATCCTAGAGTTAATGATATTTTATTAAGAGGTAAAATAAGTCAAGATGTTATAGATAAATATGAAGATAATGGTAAAGAAGAATTTTTAACAACACTAGTACAAAAATTACCATTATTAGATGAAAATTTAAGGGGAATTTTGGATAGTACTCTGGATGACTTATTGGGAGGTGCCGGAATAAGCAGACAAAAATTTGCTCTCGGCGGATTAGCAGATTCTACAGAAGCCATGTCAGGATTAATGCAAGGATTATACGGAAATAGAAGCCAACAAACAGATAAAAAAGAAAAAGATTTTGGAAAAATAAGCGTTACAGAAGATGGAAATATGCTTAGTGTTGGATATCTTAAAAATGATAATAGATCAGGATATGTACAAGCAATGAAATATAAAGATAATCTATGGTATGTTGGATTATCAAAAGCTACCAAAGGATATGGACCAAGATTGTACGATGTGGCTATGGAGGCTGTTACTGAAAAAGGAGCTATGCTAACTTCTGACAGAAGCATGGTTAGCGCCGATGCTCAAAAGGTCTGGGCTTATTATTTTAAGAATAGAGGAGATGTTAAAAAAACACCATTAGAACCAGAAAATTGGACTAAAAACCAAGCACTAATAGATCCTAAGCTTTATGGAAGAAGAGAAACATGGCCACCAGCAACAGATCCGGCTTGGATACTACAGAGCGGATACAGCAAGAGCCCTACCTTGCTTAATGATCCAGAACAAGTAAAAAGAAATAATAAAGCACAAAAACCTGTTGATTCTAGAAGCATGGCTCTAGCATATTTTCAAAGAGCCGATGGCGGACCAATAAGCCGTTTTGCTGATGGTGGTTCTGTTCCGGCCTTAGTTAGTAATGGCGAGGCTTATGTGCCCCCTAAACTTGCTAAACGTATTGGCTACGGAACACTAGATCGTATGAATCAAGCTGATAAAAATGGTATGAGGCGATTTAGTGATGGTGGAATTAGCGTATTTAAGGGACCGGGAAGTGGAACTAGCGATAGCATACCCACAAATCTACCAGTAGGAAGTTTTATAATAAGAGAAAAGGCCACTAAAGCACTAGGATTAAGTAGTGGTGGAGGCGTTGGGATTAGAGCTTTTGCTAAGGGAGGTAAAAATCCTGGAGATTTTGAAGCTAATGTTCAAGCATTAATGATAGAGTTTATAAATTTAAGCAAAGCTACAAAACTTAGAGTTATTAATGAGCAAAAAGCTGCTGGCGCATCACGCACAGCCGCATTAGCAGCGGGTAGAACAGCTGCTAGTCTAGAATTAACATCGGTAGCAAATCAAAAATTTATTGAATCACTTAATCCTAAGTCTGGAATTGATTCTAAAGCTATTACCGAAGCCTTGGCTCGTATTAAAGCTGATCCATCGGCTACCAAAATAACGACTAGCGACATCAAACAGTCAAGACCTCCAGTATCTGTTAGTGGTGCTGCTACAGTTGGCTCATTAACCGCAGCAGAGAGGGCTACTGAATATTTGGCTCTAAAAGCTCGATTAGCGGGCGAAAGTCTTGAACAATATACCCAGACACTATCAGATCAAGCTTTGAATTTAGCCGAACAGATTAAAAATAATCTTCCTGGCGCTTTGGATAGTTTTCAAGAAAAATTATTTGATGCTAAACAAGCTCTTGATAATATAAGTGCTAGAGAAGCTAGAGGAGAATATGCTGGTCAAGAAGGACAAGAGAGAAAAAGTATTGATATTTCACAAATACAAGAAAGTATAGGCAATAATCTTAGTGATATTTTAGGAGAAAATTTTTCTGGAGATGCTAGAAATAAAATATTACAAGATATAATGGCAAAGCTAAAGAATACTGATCCAACACAAGCTTTTAATGTTCAAAGTCTTTCCGACGCTATAAAACAAATATCAACCGATGAAGCAATAGCTTCAAGAGCAACAGCAACAGTCGCTGCCCAAAATAAAATACAACCAAATCAAATTACAGGAGCTACAGCAGAAGCTCTAAAATCAAGAGGAGAAACCCAACAATTATTTAAGGAAATCGACAAAATATCTGGAAAGTTTACTAAGTTTGGTTTGGCTATTGGGGCTGCTGGTAGCGTTATAGCTAAATTTATAGATGCAACAGAAAGTAGAAGTGCAGCGATGGCAGCAGCAGCAATTTCTGGTGGCACATCCACAGCTTCTACGTTAGCAGTTGGTGTTGGACAAGGTCTTCAAACTTTAAAAGATTTATCTGATCCTAAAGGATTATTTGGTAACACTGGCATAGGACAACTAGCCGGATCAGTATTACCCGGCCTGACAAAAGTATTGACCGGTCCTTTCGGAATAATTGCTGGGGCGGGGATCTCTTTAGCAGCAGCTTTTAAAGATGCTTACAATGCGGCACGAGAATTTGATAAGCAGCTAAATACTAAAACTGTTGAAAATAGTTTGAGTAAAGTTGGCACAATGTTTGATCAATTTGGTAAAGATATGAGTCAGAAAGATTTGCTTGGAGATATCAGCAAAGAATTAAACACTGCTATATCAGCCGCTATGAAAAATATTAATATCGATGCCACTGTACCAAAAATGTTTTGGGTTAATATGATAGATGCTGCTATGGGCGGAAGCGAAGCTGCTCAACGAAGTATAGTTCTTGAAAAACAAGGAGTTGGTGCTTATTTTAATACTATTATGCCAGGAGGGAATCAGCAGTTGGAATCGTATATGTCCGATCTTGCTCCACAATTAGCATCCCAACAATCTGCTTCCCTAAAACCAGCCGCTGAAAACGCATTTAGATTATTTGAGCAACAATTACGAACAGGAAGTTCGTCAGATGACATAATGGATCAACTTAAAACAGCAGGAGGAGGAGTATCACAATTTGCCACAGCTATTGCTCGTTCTAATCCTATTATAGAAGAACAAATTATTAAAACTCAAGCACGAGCAGATATAAGCGATACCGAGAAACAAAAAATTGTTGATAGTATAATTGCTAGAGAAGCAGAAAAACAAACTATACTAAATACCACAGCAACTCTTAGACAAATAGAATTTGAAAAATTAAACAAGGCAACAGACTCATTTGTTAATAGTTTGGAAAGAATCTATAGCAATATGGAAATGAGTATAAATAAGGCTAGTTTCGATATTCAAAAACTATCAGCAAGCGCCGATCTTGCATCAGAAGCTTTGAGTGGAAATGCCAAAGCCGGACAGATTAATTTAGAAGCTATTAATGTATTACAAAATAGAAGAGCATATTCACCAGAACAACAAAATCAAGCCGTTGACTTAGCTGGATCTTTTTTTGGATCAACTAGTCCCGCTATATCATCAATACTTAATATTGGAGATAAATTAGAAAGTACTATTTTACAAACCATCAATAGAACACGCGGTGCCGAGCCAGGAGCAACCAACGAACGAGTATTGGCCAGTATAAGATCAGCTCTTGATAGACAACTAACCGATTTACAAATACCAGATAGTCTGGTTCCATCCATTAGCAATCAAATAAAAGATGCTCTCAAAGACATATCAACACAAGGAGATCTAGATACTGTTAATTTTAATGAAATAGCAGAAAAAGTTCCGGCGCTAACCAAACAAATTGATGCTGCTAGACGAGCACAAGAAACTGCTGTTAGAGCATTAGAGTTTTATCAATCTCAATTAAATGAGTATGCTAATGCTATGAATAGTATGGTAGAGTTGCAATTTAATGCTAGTAAAGATTTTGCTAGAGCATCGGATATCATAAGCAGCTCATCTGATGAATTATCTAAAACTTTTGGTAGAGAAATTAGCTTGAGAGATACTTTAACACAGTCTTTGGGTAAAACACGAAGACAAACAGGAGGAGCAACAGATCCTGTTGATATATCTAGAAATATTACAAATTTAGAAAATTCTAGAAAAATTTTACAAGGAGCTTCTGAGACTGCCGCAACAAAAGGACCAGCTGCTCAAGACGAATTTAAAATCATGCAAGATAGGCTTCGCAATAATAATTTGGCATTACGACAAAACTTCGATGCTCTAAAAAATTTAGCAGATAGTAGTGAAATAGCTAGCGCTGCATTAAATAAAATACAAGAAATTCAACAAAGAAGACAGGCTGGTGCTAATCTTATCGAAAAACTTGTAACATCTAGTCCAGAAGAAATTAATAAACTTAATAGCGCCATAGCTAGATTACAAAATAATATGATGGGAGTTGCTAATGTTGGAACCACAAGCGAACAGCGAGGAGAGAGTCTACAAGCATTTAATATGATAGCTCCATTATTAGGAGAAGGGGCTAAACAAAATGAATTAAGAGCCAATGTGCTAGAAAGTATGTTGCTTGAAAGCGGACAGGGCGTCAACCCAATGTTTGCACAAGTTTTGGATAGTTTACGAAATCCGGAAGGTGACCCGGAGATGCAAGAGGCTATTAGTGTCTATAAAGAAGGCGTTAATTTACAAGCTAGTGCAAATTCTAGACTTGGCGAAATTAAACAATTAATGTCGGAAAATACAGCAGATGCTGCTGCTGAGAAATTAAAAGTTGCTATGCAAGGAGTAAAGTTTACATTTGAAGAAACAGTATTAAGTGATATTAGATCAGAAATTATTAACTTAAAGAAGTTGGTTGAGAAAAGAGGACCCGCTGCTGCTGGATTAGCAAATGGTGGAATAGTTTATGCTAGTAATGGAAGAATGATTGATTTTCAATCTAAAGGTACAGATACTGTACCAGCTATGTTAACACCCGGAGAGTTTGTTGTTAATAGAGCCTCAACAAAACGTAATCTTCCATTATTACAAAGTATAAATAAAAATAAGGGAGGTAAAGTTAATTATTTAGCCGATGGTGGGATTGTGCCTGGTTTTGGTTGGTCAAATAGAAAAACAGAAACTGAATTACGAAGAAATAGAACAGATACCGATCTAGAGACCCAGGATAGATTTATCGTTTTTAAAGACGATAAAGATCCTACATCAAGGAATGATAATTTTAAAGAATATATTATTGGACCAGCAGTATCATATAAACAAGGACCAATCCCGGAAGAAAAAATTACAGGCGGCGAGTTGAAAAATCTCTCGGTATTGCAAAACAGTACTAGAATACATAATGATACTCCTGGTTTTTTTCTCAAGACTATAAAAACCTTTTATTCTGGTAGTTCAGACGAATATGGGCGCACAGCACTCCCGATTGTTTTGAAATCTGACAGCTCTATATCTGAAGAATTTAGAAGAGGCCTTAAAAATATTACATTATTTCAAAAACCAGAAATAATATCAAAGCAGAAACGCTTGGTCATGCCACAAATTGAAAAATATAAAGAATATTATTCTAAATTAATTACTAAGCTAGATAATAATATTAATTTTAAAGATATTATCGAAAATACTCCAAAAGACACATCAGATGTTAGCATTAAATTAAATAATAGTACTCCGTATAATGTTGAGACTACGATAGATAATTTATCTAGTATTTCTAAAGATAAAAAATATTTATTGGATTCTAATATTAATGATTTTGTAAAGGATGCTCTGTATCCTTTATTTACTCCAGGATCCACAGTTCCAGCAGGATGGACAGTTAATAATAAAGACTATTCTAATAGTAAAGATTTGGCCTCTAAGATCAAACCAGAAATACTTCCAAAAGACTACGATCTGATTGATATTGTTAAAGAAAATTTAGACCGTTTAAAAAGAATAGATATTAATAATCCTAGATTTTTTCAAGAAACACAAGGATCACAAAATAGAAAAGAAAATGTCAGTTTATTAAAAGATTTTTATGACGGTAAACTATTTTCGATACAATTGGATGATTCTGTTTTAGATGGGGAAAAAGCTAAAGGTAAATCTTTACCATTAACTTTATATAATATAAATAATGAACAAGATTGGTTAGATAAAATTAGAAATTATCAAGATGAATTAGACAAGATTGATCCGGAAATGCTTTCCAAAACCCTTCCTATCAATCCTACTAATTTTATTAGATTAGATGATAAAATAAATAGAAGTAGTAAGATTTTTCCATGGACAGGAAAGGATTTTAATAGTATAACTAAAATTGATTCAGAAAACTTTGTAAAAGATTCAAGAGGATCTTTCTTAAAAAACCAGTATTTCGGATCCATAACAACAGAAAACCAAGGAGACGAAAAATCTGGCTTGATGTTTCCTTATAAAATAGTTTCTAAAGGAACGACATATGATGAGTCTATAAGAGGTTTTGATCGGCCTTTAGAAAAGTACATGGTAATATCTTCTGATACAAAAAATGAAACAGCACCCTTCGCTAATTTAACTAAATCACTTTATATTCCCGCCACTAATTGGGATGATTTTATCATAGACCTTAAATCACAAATAGAGGCTAATCAAAAAGATCCAACTACTGGATATAATTTTGAGTATGCTTTTAATCCTGTTAATTCAGATTTAAATAAATATATGTCAGCCCCTGACATTAGACAAGCGCAAGAAAACCATGCTATTGTACCATCAACAGACGGTACTTTGAATGTAAATGATATATTTTTTAGAAATCAAGCTTATTCTGATTTCTTGAATAAAAAACAAGCAGAAGAAGCCCAAAGCAAAGCTATAGATAGTGCAAAGAAAAAATTTAGAGTAACACTAGAAGATACAGAAGCTTTTACAAACGCTAAAAAAGTTGGCGTTGCACGAGCACTATTTGATATTGGCAAAAAACAACTAGGACTAACATCATCAAAACCAACTAATTTGGATGGTGTTCGCTCTGTTATATCGGAATTGAGTCAGAAAGCAACACAGTTGTCTAAAAACTTCTCTAAAGCAGCTCCAAATCAAAGAATTACTAATCCACAGTGGTTAATGAATGATGCTTATAGAGCATTTTTTGTGGAATTATATAAAGGACAATACTCTGACAAAGATGATGATACTCCTCAATTTTTGAAAGGATTAGGATTGCCAATAGACGATCTTAGTTTTGAAGAGAAGGGTGGTGGTGCGCCTGTTGCAGTGCCAGGATTTAGAAATAAAACCGATGTCGCTTATCGTGATTATAAAGCAGGCGCTCTAGCAGCTGCACAAAATGCTATCAAAAATATTATTAATCGAGAAATAGCAATGAAAAGCGGAGCTGCTTTTGCTGGAAAATTAAGTGATGAAAATAAAGAAAAACTTAAAATTAGTACTTCAGATGCTAGAATCTACAAGGAAGGTAGCGATACTATTTATCAGCCGGGTGAAGATATTGTGCCTAAGTCATATCAACAAGTTGCTGAAATTGGGCTAAATCCAAGAAATGTATTTCCTACAGCAACTTTTAGAAGTGAGAATTATTTAAGCGCTTTAGAGGAATTATATAAAGATGGAACAGATCAAAATGGAAATCTTGTATTCAACTATGGAGATCCGTCAGCCTTAACAGCAGCTAAGAGTATTGGTATATTAAAAGATTGGTATACAAACTATCAAGATAAAGTACTAAATACCAGTGCTGATTTTGTCCGAAGTCAAGAAGATTTAATGATAGGCAAAAATTTTAGAAAAGATCTCGATACTCTAAGAAATAATGAGGCTCAGCCAGCACACTCTTTCTTAACCGGTAATACCTATGGAGCATTGCCAGATGGTGATCGCTTATTAGATCAAATTCAACTAGAAATTAAAGAACCAATTAACAGAGCAAAAGGTGGATTGATATATGCATCAAATGGAACATTGGTAAACTTTCAACCTAAAGGTACCGATACTGTTCCGGCCATGTTGACCCCAGGAGAATTTGTAGTAAACAGAAGATCAACCAGAGATAATTTACCTCTTCTACAAAATATTAATAGTGGAAACTATTCTAAAGGGGGCGTTGTTTACGCACAAAGTGGAGGCGTAACACAATCTGTTCAACGAGTAGATTCTCAAAATTTATCACCGTCTCCTGATAGTCGTCAATTACTTAATATTACTTCATCTAATCTAAATGTTAATAAAAATACTAATACTCAATCTAAAATATTAAATAGTCTTACTACAAAAACAGCATCTATTATACTAAATAGTGCGAGTACCAATAAAGAAATTTCAAATAGAATTTTAGAGGAATCAAAAGCTACAAATGACTGGCTATCACTTTTGGTATTGATAACGGCAAGACCGCTGTACAACCCGGAGACTATGAGTGGCGACACCGCGATGTCTTCTTTATTGGAACAATTTTTAAATACGCTTCAAAATCAATTTAATACATTATTCAATTCAACACCAGTTGCCGACACAAAACCCGCAACTCGGCAGACAGGTGGATTAATTTATGCTAGTAATGGAAGACTAATAGACTTTCAACCTAAGGGCACAGATACTGTTCCTGCCATGTTAACTCCTGGTGAATTCGTTGTAAATAGAGCAGCAACACAGAAAAATTTACCATTGTTACAAAGCATCAATAGTGGTAACTACGCAAATGGAGGCATTGTATATGCTCAAAACGGAGGAAATATTAGAGCACAAAGCTTTGCTCCTAGTGGTGACGATACCGAGGTAATAAATGCTGTTTATACTGTTACAAAAACAGGTCTTTCTGGAAATAATAGATTAAATCAATTAGTCATCTTGACCAAAAATGTTATTCAAAATCTTCAAAATTTAATAGATCTTAATAATAATATATCGAGTTATACAAGTTATCTTATTCCTATCAATGCTAATCTACAAGAGCTTCTTAGTTATATAAAAACAGTAGATTTTTGCTGTAAAGATAAAACTACGCCAGGGCCAACCGAAGAGGGGATACCAACAGAAATCTTTCCAGTACCAGATTTTCCGCCGATACCATCTATTCCGATACCGGACGGTCCAACTGAATCAACCCCACCATTACCACCACCACGGATGCCGCCTCTTCCTAGTCCACCTAGAGTACCTCCGGAAATTCCTGAGCCAGATAAAATACCGCCTCTTCCTCCAGCCCAGCCCCCAATTCCTTTACCGCAACCAACAGTTGAGCCTCCTATATATCCAGAAGATCCTAATCAGCCTATTACTCCGCTACCTAGATATCCAGAAGATCCTAATCAGCCTATTACTCCGCTACCTAGATATCCAGAAGATCCTAATCAGCCTATTACTCCGCTACCTACAATCAAACCACCAGTACAAGCTGAGGAAAAACAAAAGGAAGAAATGCGACGTCTATCATCTAAAGATTATCAATATGATATTCCGGAACAAGTAGACATCGCTCCTGCTATGCCGTCCAGAAATAGTAGGATGGACGATGTTGACGAAAGACTAGGCGTTAATACGCCAGAACAAAGTAGTAGATATTGGGCAGAAGAAGAACGGGCAGTCGCTGATCGTAAAAGAGTAAGAGAAGAAACCAATACTAATACAGCATTGCGTGGTATTGACAAAGCAACGGGAGCAAAAGATACAGTATATTCAACTTTAGAGGCTATCAAAGCAGTACGAGAAGGTGACGGATTGGATATTGCTACTAGTAGCTTGTCTATGATTGAAAATATTCCTGGTTCTGGACCTGTTGGAGAAGTTGCTGGTATAGTAGGATCAACAATGAATCTGGGTAGAGGAATATACGAAGCAGCCACTTTAGAAAAAACTCCAGAACAAGACCCATACGAGAGACTAAAGAAACAAGGAGGTGCCGATGCATTAAATATAGCACAAAATGCGTCTGAGCTAGCCGGAAAAACAGGATTACTAGCCGGAACAACAGGATTATCAAAAAACTTAGGAATTGCTGGAGTTGCTTTTCAAACTGGAACGGATGTTTATGAAGAGATTAACTCTACTCCAGATACTGTTGATGCTCAACAAAGAGGCATAGTAGAACGAGGTCTTTTAGCAGCTACTACAGGAAGCGGGGATGTTGGAGGATCAGATTTAGCAGGATTAATAGGCTTGGAAGAAAATGGTTCCGCAGATATTATGGCCGCTTATTATGAGAATGTATTAAGTAAAACAGCACAAGGAGCAACAGTTGGTGGTGTTCCAGGAGCGGTTGTTGGATTAAGCACAGCTACTGCTGGAGAAGTTTACAAAGCAGGATCCGGTCTTGCAAGAGATACGTCTGTTGCTATGGAATCTCAAGCAAAAACAGACAGAATGTTAGAAGAAAGCAAAACTAAAGAATACGTAACGGATGATCAGGGACGTTTGACTCAAGTGGATAAAAAAGCAAACGATTGGAGTATGGGAATAGATATAAGCACAGAATCAGCCATCAAAGAAGTAGCTATGCTTCAGGACAGAATACAAGAGCTAGAATCTGCTCAAAATATGGGATCATTAACCTATGATAATCAGGACATAGCGTCGGCTATATCATCTGAACAAGAAAAACTAGGCTTGGCACAACAAAGATTACAAAATTTAGCCGTTGAACAAGTAGATCAAGAGAATTGGACATTCTCCGAGCTTGGTACAGACAGTCCAGAAGTTAAAGCTAGAATGGATGAATTTAATAATAGATTAGCATCAGCAATAGATCAACTTGGCTTGGATTTAGCAAATAATTTAGACCAAACCAAATTAGAACAACCCGTTACTAAAAATAAAGGAGGATTAATTTATGCTAGTAATGGTACATTAGTTAATTTTAAACCAAAAGGAACAGATACTGTTCCGGCAATGCTTACTCCTGGTGAATTTGTAATAAATAAAGATGCTACAAGAAAAAATTTACCATTACTACAAAGTATTAATAGCGGATATTATGCTGATGGAGGATTAGCTGGTAGAAAACAGAATATGATTAGTATTCATAAGAGCCTACAAGAGCCACTATCAGTTGCTAATAAAATTGAATCCAAATATTTTACAGGAACACAAGCAGAAAAACAACTATTAATCGATCCATATAAAAAACAACATACTACATTAAGAACTGGAGTAACTAGTTTATATAAAGAATTTGTTGGATATGCTGATGATTATATTAATACCAAAACAACAGATTTAAAAGCTCTTAAATTATTGAGTCAATCTAACTTTGAGCTAGATCCAGAAATAAATTTAACAGATAGAGAAATAAAAAATCTTTTTGTTCGTGCTGGCGATCTTATAAAAGATGTTGTTCCTATGGGTCCGGATATAAAAAATCCTGGAGTTAAAGTTGTAGCGGATGCAAATCAACAAAAACTTATGGATATGTTAGTAGAGTCTGGTATGCCTCTGGACAGAGCAATTATGGTTTCCAGAGATTTTAATAGTATTTCAGACGAAGAATTAAATGCTGTTATGTCTAATCAATTATCAAGAGTTAGACAAGAATTATCGAATAATATAGGCATATCTTTGAACGATTTAGAGATTAGTAGAAACACAGGAAAGCCACAATTTTTAAATATGGCACATGATTTACTAGAAAATCATATCGATAAAATTAGAAAACATCATATTAGAGAAATATTTAAAGCTAAAGGATTATCTATAGATGATAATGAATTAAATAAAATCTTAGCAGAACAGAATTCTAAAATTAGACAAAAATTAATAAAATCTAGGCTTTGGGCAAATGAAGAAGACAACGCGGACAGTGTTGAAGCATGGACTAAAGATAGTATTGTTCCTAGACAAAAGACTAAACAAGAAGAAGAAGCAGATAAGAGAATGCAAGATTTTGATAGGGAATATAATCGAGCAACAGGAGGCGATGTTGCACAAGAAGAATTAAATCGTAGAAATCCTGCTCCGGGCACTGTTGTTTTACCAGATGGTACGATGCTTAGAGGACAACGATCTAATGTTACAGGTGGGCTTCCTGGTAATAGACTACCTTTTATACCAGATAAAAAAGGAAGAAAACCTGGAGATCCTCTGTATGGTATACCAGAATACACGTCCCCTATCGATGAAGAACGAAAGAGACAACACGCGGAGTATATGGATAGGGTCATGAGAGCATTATATCCATGGAGATATCCGAAAACAGAATCGTCTCAGCAGCCACAACAACAACCGAGTGGACCAAGAGCCGGTGTCACTGCGGCTGATTTAGACAGACAAGCTGCTAAAGAAGGTCACGATAGTTATGATGAATTATCAGCAGCTAAAAGTAAAGCTTTATTAGAAAAAATTATAGTAAAAGCCAAGAAAGTATCAGAAAGCAAACCTAGAAGAGCATCTCCTTTAGATAATACCGAAAAAGGCAGATTAAATAGTCTTATTAACTTAATTGCTTTAACTCCAGGTGGATGGAAAAATCTTGATTCTCACAAGAAAAATGATGATGATTATAGTAGAAAAGAAATGTTTGTTACATTAAAATACTTAGATAATGTTAATAAGGGTAAAGAAAAAAGATCCTATGAAGAGGGTAAGCTTGATCCGTATCTAACAGGAGTACTAGATGATAGTACAACTTCTCAAGAAGAACTTGGTAAAAAATTATTAGAAGTAGTTACGGCAAAAGCCATAGCAGCATCTAATACTAATCCGAAAACAGCAGATCCTCTTACTCGTTACGAAAATAGTAGATATAATAGCCTATTATCTCTTGTTGCTATGAAAGGTGGTTGGAGAAATCTCGACGATGATAGAGAACCAGGAGACTATAGCAGAAAAGATATGTTTGTTGCACTAAAATACCTTAAAAATGTTAATGAGGGTGTAGAGCAAAGATCTTTCGATGAATTTAAATTAAATCCATATCGACCAGTAAAAGAAGTGGTCGCTGAATTAAAGAGAAAAAGAGAAGCAAAACAGAGAGAAAGATTAAGACAAAGAAGAGGAATCACTGTTGGTGCTGGGTATTCTCAACCTGGGAGTTTCGCCACTGGCGGCTTAGTATATGCTCAAAATGGCGCATTGATTAATTTTCAACCCAAAGGAACAGATACCGTTCCTGCGATGTTAACACCAGGTGAATTTGTAATCAACAGAGATTCAACCCAAAAATATAAGCCTGTTCTTGAGGCTATTAATAGCGGTAACTATGCCAGAGGAGGGATAGTTAATTATCTAAATAAAGGTGGTTATATTCCAGAATATAAATTTGTTGGAGGATTCATGGGATCCGCAGGTTCCGCTACTCCATCTTTTGACTTTACCAAATATTTAAATAGTCTAGTAGGAGCCGTTAGTAGTAGTATAACAGAAGCTTTTGATAAAGCACTGTCTGGTCTAAAACAACCAAACAATGCTACTGGTGGTGTATCTAATAATGGCGCCGATCTTGCTAGTATTGATAATTTTGTTAATAGATTAAATAATATTGCTAATATACTTAGTAATATTTATATACCACCACAAATTACTATAACAGGAAAACATGATGTTGTCGTTACAATTAATGGAGACACAGTATTGAATCAATTACGTCCGGATATAGCCGGAATAGTTATATCTGCTATCAGAGGCGCATTTGCGGATCTTAAAGCAAAAAACCCACAGAATAATACTATGGATTTTGATATAGATGTAGACCCTAGAATATTTACATAATATGAATAAAATAACTAAAATATTTAATAATATAGGCTTTTATTGCTCTATTAATCAAAATATTATTATTCCAAATAAGGTTATAACAGGTTATAAACTATTAGAACAAGATAGTATTGGATATTTTATACCATATTTAATTCGAAATATCAAAGATGGATATAAATGGGAAATTGGAGTTGGCGAAGTTCAATTTATTGATAGCTTATTAAGTATCAAAAAAATCGAAATATCTAGCTCATCAAATAATAATAAGTCAGTAATATTTACTGGTAATGAAAATGAATTTTATCTCTTTGTAAATAATACTAATTTTAATACTAGTTTTAATAATGTTATTCTTAAAAATGATCACTTTACTATTGATAATGTAACAAGCATTTATTTGGTAGATAATAATGATAAAAATATTGATTGTGTATTACCTCAATCTAACAACGCTAGAAATGTAGTTGTCGATATCAAGCCCATCTCGTCTGCTCATAATGTAATTATTAGAAATAATGATGGTTCAATTTTTGAGTCAACAAAAAATTCAATCAGGCTAGTTTGCGATGGACAAACTTGGTACATATTAAATGAGAACGATCACTATGACTATGCTTCGTTATCTAATCCAACTTTTTCTGCTCAAAGTAATCCTGGCGGAGCAGCATATTCTTTTCAATATAATGACGGATCTAATGGACTGTTAGGTTCCGAATTGTATTGGAGTTCTGGAAATACTAATAAACTATTGTTAGGATCAAGCTCAGAGTCTTTAGCCCATGCTGTTATACCTACTTCCGGTTCAGCAGATACAATATTTAATCAAGATTATCAAGCTAGCGACTTTATAGTATATGGTAGCGGACAACCATATAGGAATTTATTTTTTAGCTATGATGGTAGGGTTGGTATTAATATTCCATCTGGATCCAGACCACAAACTATTTTTCATGTTGTAAATTATAGTTGTAGCGAAATATTAAGACTAGAAAATAGAACAAGTTGTCAACCAGCTAAACTGACTATTTATCACAAGCCATCATCGTCCCTGTCCGATAATACAGTATGCTCCATACTAAATTTAGCTGGTAAAGATTCTAATAATGTTCAAACAGACTATGCTATGGTTAGAGGTTTGGCCTCTAGTCCAACAAATAGATATGGTGGCTTGGTATTAAGCGTTGCTTCTGGAAATAACCAACAAAATATAGTTTCTGGAGATTTAAGCAATATCAATATAGGATATAATAATAGTAGACAGCTTAATATTAGCAATAATGGAAATATTGCATTGTCCGGTTCCAATATTAGCGCGCTCGGATCATCTTCCGTCACAGTAGGAACCAATAATGCGAATATAGTTTGTAATAATAATAGTATAACCACAAATTTTAATACATTATTTTTGGGATCGGGATCAATAACTTCAAATGGAATTTTATCCGCTAGTAATATATCTGCAAGCACAATAACACTACCTAATATTGCTGCTAGTAGCATATTAGCATTATCTAATAATAAAACTATAGTACCAATAAATGGTATATCTGTAAATAGTGGAAATAATGGTTTAATTTTTAGTAATATTTCTGGTAATAGATTTTTAACAACAGATGCTAATAAGAATGTTGTTGGTTCGTTTAGCATTGATGATTATTTTCTTACAGAAAAAGATATTATTTGGAATAAATATTCCCCAAGACCATGTAGCATATGTTTAAAACAGGTTCTTTTTGATACAGCTATTCCTATCGAAGAATTTAGTATTGGTGATCAGGTTGAGATCGTCAATGGAAACACAATTCTTTACAGAACAGTAACTGATGTGATTTTAGCACAAAATTCGATTATCGAATTATTACTAGATCAAAATGTTACTAATACAGTATTGGATGATTTGACAATATTATCCGTATCCAAAGGTGGATATTTAAGTATTCAAAAGAGCACAACAGATGTTGAGTCCGATTCTACATCTATTACTCTTAGTATAAGACCTAATATTCCTACTGTATTTAATTCTTTACAAAAACAAATAGATTTTACCGTATTTGGAACTAGTCAAACACCAGGACTAAAAGTATATTCGAGCATAGGTTTAAAAAATCAACTATCTGGAGTGTACAATACTTATGCAACACAAAATAGTGCCATAGCCGCCATACCAATTAATATTGGCGGAAGCGGAATCAACAACAACTTTAGCTCTGCTAATTTTAATTATACAAATACTAATAACCTATTTAGTGGAGTATTATCGTCTGTTGGTACCAATGGTGTGGTTAGTCACTACGGAACATACGATCAAAATGGAAACGTTTCGGAATGGTTAGAAGCTGATCCAATAGAAGCCAACAATCCCGTACAGTACGCTGCTGGTGGATCGGTACAAACAGTATCGGCGCCTAATCTTAAAAGTATAGAATCAGCATCCGGAATAAATGGATATTCTCATATTGGTTTTAGGGTTGCTAGTATATCGAACATAACGGATAGTTCTGCTATAACATCAATTTTAAATTTTAGTTTTCAGAATATTAATGATCCAGAAAATGTGCCTGATACTGGGCTACTATTTGTTAGATCATCGGAAATGTCAAGTGTGTATGACGCAGAAACCTTTGTGAATCTTGGATATGTTAATCAAAGTTATAGAATAGCAACATTTGAAACCACCAATAGCCAATATGCTAGATTTCTTAATTCGGTAGCAACAGGAATAAATTATACAAGTAGTGGACTATATGATACTAGGATGTCTTCCGATAATTCAGGAGGCATCCTAAGAACATCGAACGGATTAGTATATTCTTATACAACAAAAATAGATATGGCTAATAAGCCTGTAAATTTTGTAAGTTATCTGAATGCTATTAAATTTACTAATTGGCTGCATAACGGAACACCTTCTGGAAATGCTTTTGCTAATAAATTTATAGAGGAAGTATTAGAAGATGGAGCATATAGTATATTTACAGAAAATGATACATATTTAATTAGTTATAATGATAATAAAAAATATTTCTTACCTAATATTAATCAGTGGCATAAAGCAGCATATTTTGAGCCAGTTTCGACTATTTTAGTATCCGGCAAACCTGTTACCACAATCAACACAGATTCTCCATATATTGTGGCCACAGAAAAATTACCAGAAAATAGCCCAGCCAATACCGTACCAAAACAATTATTTGCAGATTTAACTGTAAGTGGGTGGTTGGTTGTTGATAGACTTATTGTTAAAGATGGCACAATTAGATCTCCTCTTACAAATATTGGTTTCGAACCGGAAGTGCCAACAGCAGAAGAAGAAGAATCACCAACGGTACAAAACATAGTCGCCGGAGCCATACCAACATCGACACAAGCTGGTGGTTCCAGCAGCAACACATTCTGGTCAAATTCTACCGCATCGCCAAGGGTTGACGGGGTATTCGGAACAACATCGCCACCATTACCACCGAACGGTAACGGAGAAGACATAGACTGTGATGATCCAGAGCTTATAGATAATAATAATGTACCATTTTGGTGTCGTCCAAATGGTAGATTAATAGGGCCATATTTTTATTAAATAGGAATTATATATGTTATGGTATAATATTTTAAATCCACGTAATTGGCCTGGAGTCAATATTAAGACAGGTAATAATAAAGTTGATGGTGTTTACTATAACTTATTAAGTAGTAATCATGTAAGTTTAGCTGCCAGTGGAAGTATGTTTTTAGCCGCTAATAGTGGTATTAAATTAATAAGCCCATCTTTTGTTGATACTAGTGGATTAAGAGCAAGCATAGTTTTAGCAGAAAATTTTGGTAGAATAGACAATAGTGGAAATCAATTGCCGCTCTATTCTGGATCAACAAGTGGCCTAATGGTCAGAAAAGATGACTCTACACTTGTTTCTACATCATATTTTAGTAGTCTAGGGGACGGCTCATTGGCATTTACTAGTGGTGAGTCAGGTAAATTATTATATACTATCCCAGCATATGTTAATCTTGGAAATCTTATTCCTAGTACTAATAAAATTGGGACTTTCTCTCATATAAGTTTTAAGCCACAATCAACAAATGCTAATGGGTCGGTAGCAGAGCCGCCATCGATTGCAACAGATATTCCATTGTTTGCTGAACCAGGAATAGTTTTAGGGCCTAATAGCGATTTAGATTCATACAAAGGTTTTATTCTAACACATGCAGGATCAGGCAATGTGGCACAATGGGCTCCTGCTACATATATCAGAGAAAATTATGATACAGAAGCTGACTTCGAGGGACTGGAGGATGTCGGATTATCGTGGATTAGATTTCCCAGAAGACCAATAGTATTTTTAGAAAATAATAAAATAGGATTCTATATATCTGATCGACCATGGTCGCCTTATCCTCCAGTTGCTAATGTTAATCAAATTATTAAAGAGTTTGGAGAAGGATTTGATACATTAAGATTACAAACAATGGGAGGTAATGGTCAGGACGTACAGCACACATTTACCAAGTTTGCAACAACAGATATTTCTGCTTTTCAAGAGTCTGTACCAACAGGATTGATTATTGGACCATACAATTTAGAGTCTCTTTTTGAAACCGAAACATATTTTGATCCTATGGATGTAGACGACGAAGGACAGCCTCAAGAAGCGACCATATTAACTATTCATGTGTGTCCTTCCGATGACGGTTTTTGGCAAACTATTAATCAGGCTATTGAAAATGGAGATCCAACAAACGGATTATCTAATTCTGTTACTAAAGGAGGTTATTTGCCAATGCAATTATCTCCTGATGCTACAGATGTTATGGGATGTCCAGAGGATACTCTTATAACATTTAAGCCATCTACATGTAATAATCTTAGTATACGTCCTAATATACATACAGCTTTTAATATGTTAGGAGAAAACATAGATTTTCTTGTGTATGGTAAAAAAACTTTGCCTTTTAATAATTATTCCAATATCTATAATCTAAATAATAATTATATTCCACAAGGTTTGGTGCCAGCCTTAAAAATTGATGCAAATATAGAAAATTCTGTTATTGGTTCTCCATCTGGTGTTATTTTTAGTACATATCTTGATAGAGCAAAAACTATCCCTTCTGGTTGGAGTTTTGAAGACAAAGCTAAGGTTTGTATCAATACTAGTGGATCATATGTTTTAGCTAGTATACCTAGTGGAACATCTATACTATCTACATACGCTGATTTGACAGTAAGTGGTCATACATATTCTACAAGCTTAACTACAGAGGATATATATCTCAGACCAACACCCATAAAGGATAATTCTGGAAAATATATTAGTAATGCATTATTAACCTTAGATAGTAATGGCAAAATTGTATCTAGAACACCAAGAGTAAATCCAACAGTGCCATCTAGACCATTAAACGTTAGAGGTACAATTGGTCATTATAGTCTCGGCGCCGGTCATTATGAGTATTCTATCCAATGGGATCCGCCAGCTAATGATGGTAATAGTACTATTATTAAATATCATATACAATTTTCATTGGATGGAGGATCAACATGGACAAATGCTCAAACGACTTCTGCTACAAGCGTAGCCTATATTGATCGTGGTATACAAACACAATTATCTAGCACCATCAAGAGTATTAGTAGTAATGTTATATTTAGAGTAGCGGCACAGAATAGAGTCGGTATAGGATCTTATTCCGAAGCAACAAGTTTATTTATAGCCAACACAACAGTTCCTACTGCTCCTATATCCTTATCTGGGACAAGAGAAATTATTGACTCAAATATATCAGAACTAAAATTATCTTGGAGTAGCAGCGCCCAATTAGGATTCGGTGGAGAAGCTATGTTTTCAGGATATGTAATCGAAGAATCCGAAGACAATGGCAACACATGGTACTACTATAATATGCCTTCTGGCAATAGCTTTATAACAGAAACAGAGGAGGTTATAACGGGATTATCGAGTACAGTTGATTATTTATATAGAATTAGCGCATGGAATAGCAGCGGTCAAAGCGCATATTCTTTTATATACTCTTCTGGTATAAGAATTGTAGAAATAGATCCAGAAGAAGCAGAAGTGGTTATAGAAACAGAAGAAGAAACTCAAGAAGAAATAGATGATAGAGAAGATGTTTTGGGCAATTGGGATTTTGGCGTTATTTTATTTACAGGAGTATGTAGCATATGAGATTACAATTAAAAAGAGATGAGACAGGAACAGGTTTTCCAGCACCGGATCAAATAGCTATCGGAGAATTAGTTATAAATAGTAAAACTGGTAAATTGTATACAAAATTAGTCGATGGCTCCATAATCGAATGGATTGGGCAAAAGATATGTTTCGAGCCTGTCCCTACTATAGCTTTCGAATATAATAATCAAAGTATTAGTAATATTGATAGATTTTGTTGTGCTGGTGATAATATTATTGTTAAAGTAGACAAATTAAAAACAGAACCATATGTATATAATTTTAGTTTTGTTGAGCTTACTCAAAATTCTGCAACAGAGCTAATATCGGTATCCGATCCAAAATTTGAAACATATCAGGAAACTATAAACGGTGTTGTTCGTAGCGTAAGAAAATGTACAATACCAATTAATTTTTCTATTAAAAATACTAATTATAATAATATTAGTATGTTTAAGTTTATTATTACTGATCAGAATGGCGCTATTGTAGTTGAACAAATTATAACTCTTAAATGTTTGGAAGCATCTCTATGATAAATATCAGAAATTTTAGTCTAACAGATGGAGAATCGGGAATATTGTTAATATTTCCGCCGGTACCAGCATCATTACCAAATAAAGATATCTATATAATAGATTTTAAAGTAGCATCTGTTCTTCCAACATTGTCTCCGCCAACTGTTACTTTTATACCGAATAATCCAATATATAGCATAGTAAAAAACAAAAATTTTTCTCCAACAGTAAATGTAAAAATTAAAGCTAGCCATAATTTTGAAACGCAATCATTAATACAAGCTATTGTTAGAGATCAATATAATACAATTATATATAATGATTATTTATTAGTTATATGCTCTCCTGTTTCAGAATTTAGTTTCAAAGGAAGATTTGTTTCAAACACTTCCGCAGATGGCATAGGACCTAACGGCGGATCTGTACTAAGAATGGACGATGCAAATGCTAGTAACTCTTTAACATTGGGCATGTCTGTAAAGGGACCTGGTATACCAGAAGATAAAAATCTTGTTATCAGAAGTTTTATTATAGGTCGATCATCGGATATAGAATTATCAGAACCAGCATCTTTTATACCTAATCAAATATCTTCAATATATAAATTTTCTAGAACGCTCACATGTGCAAATAGCGAGCAACTAAATAATAAGTCTGTTCAAACAACATACATAAGACTAAATAAAGACAATAACTGGTCACAACTATATGACGAACAAACTGTAATTAAATTTGTTAGAAATAATACGCTAGATGATAGTATAGAAATTTATTTACCAATTAAGAATTTAAGTGTTCTTATTAGCAAAGATTCTTCAGCCCCTATTCCGTCTGTTTCGGAAGTTTATGGGCTTGGCAGGGTAATAAATTCTTCGCAATGTTTAGTGAACATTTCATAAATGACTAATATGGTGTATATACTGATATAATACTTACTGAGACTTAAATATGATTATTAATAATCAATTTTATATTTTTTCATATGCCGGATCCAAACCTCTTGATCTAATAAATGCTCCTCCAGAGGTACTGGAAGACCCAATATTATTATCTCAATATAACGCTTTTATACAATCTGTAGATACTATATATGCTAGTCAAACTATTAATGATGATATTCCAGTATTTTGGACTCGCAGAATAGGTTTGGTTGATGATTTAGGTAATACTGCTGTCGGATATCAACCTCATCCAGATTGTACTTTAACACAATTAGACTCAAAACAATCATATTATGTTATTGTGAGAGATCTTGATAGTATTCCTCTAGTAGTTCCAATAATAGGAGAAACAGCGGCTGGCTTTACAGATACTAGTTTAGCGCCAATTGTTTCGGATATAGAAAACATATTATTAACATCAGATTCTGGAAATACTGTTGTGATACGACCAGAGATAGGACAACTACAACAATACGAAACATATTCCTATGAGTACAAAGGACTATCTGCTAATTGGCCAATTACAGTATCTCCAATATCCGGTATTATAAGACCATCATCAAGCGGATTACAATTAAGTTCTGTATTATCTTTTTGTGCAACATCTGGAGCTTGTTGTTCTTGTGTAATCGATCCAGATATAGTTATGGGTAATATTAAAAATAGATGTCCTAACTTTAATGAAATAAATTTATATAGTACACTAGAACTAGAAGTTAAACCTATATCTTTTAGTGGACTACCTATTAGAAGCAGTCCATTTACTATACAGTGTGAAGATTGTTTACCTCGAGTTCGTGTAAATCTAAAATATACTGATGATCCTAGCAAACCATCAGGTGACCCCAAGTCTGTTATTAATCTTACTTCTACAAATACTGTGGATATTTCTGGTATAATTTCTAATTTGGAACCTACTCAAAATTATACATACGAATATGTTAGCGTAGGAAGCAACTGGCCAGTTATGTTTATTACCCCTATTAGCGGAGTAATAACATCATATCAAACTAATGAAGACTTTACGCTCATGTCAAAATTATTCTTTTGTCCAACAACCGGATTATGTCCAAAAACAGATTCTTCTGTTTTAGACTATAGTATTGATCCAAAATTTATTGAATCTTACTATGCTTCTTTTGTATTAAAGATTAGTCCAAATACTTGTATTGAACCATATTATTTATTCCAAAATAGTAGTAGTGTATATAGTTCTCCAATCACAATATATTGTAATGATTGCTTATAGGGATTAAATTATGAATAATTTCCACATTTCTATTCCTGTTAGTGGCTTAATTAAAAGAGAAGACTACCGATATGAAATTGTTGGTCTTGGAGGAAACTGGCCAGCTATAGCAACACCTATGAGCGGATTATTTACTGCTTCGAGTAAAACAGCTAGTATTAATACTAGTATTAGTTTTTTACCAACAACAGGATCGGTTCATAACCAAAATGTTTTGCCGTATAATTTATCATCATGCGGTTTTGAGGACGAAGAAATTTTTACTAATGTTGTTGCTAGAGTTATAAGCTTAAGCGATAATTATGTTACTTTATCTTCTACAGAATTAGTTAAATGTAATAATTGTTTACCTAATATAGATATAGTAATATCTCCTGAGCAAACAATTTTAACAGATAAATCAACTGTGGATTTTACAACGGCATTTAATGGATTAGAAACTCATTCAATATATAATTATAGCATAAAAAGCATAGGATCAAATTGGCCAGCATATATGATAACTCCAACAGGAGGATCTTTTGTTGCAAATAACGACTCTTATACTTTGAGACATAAATTAAAATTTTGTTCTAATAGTGGTTGTTGTAATGGTTCTAATATTTTGAATTTTACGCCACCATTATTTAATGACAAAAATAATATTTATATTAATCTTGAATTATCAATTAGTCCTGATGCTTGTAATAATGAAAAAATATTTAGTAATAATGTATTAGTTCATTGTAAAAATTGTTTACCTAAACCTAGAGTTGATTTTCCTAGTAAAATTTCTTTAACATCCAATACTGGCAATATTATTAATCTTAATACTATAGCATACGATTTATCTCCTGGTAAGTCTTATAATTATCTTTTTGAGTGTGAAGATAGTAATTGGCCGACTATACTCAAGCCTATTTCTGGAACTTTTTTGATGCCAGAATCTACCAATGAAACGGCGCAACAAACAATATCTACTCAGTTAATGTTTTGTTATCCATCCGGCAACTGTCCTAGCGGCACACAAAATTTATTACCATATTCTTTGGATACTTTAGCGGAAAAAGACTTTAATCAAAAAAAATTATATACTAATTTAAAATTAAAGTTAACTTCTGAATGCGGAGAGATAATAGCTAGCAAGCAAGGAATAATAGAATGCGATGATTGCTTACCATGTATCAAATATGCTAGTGCATTATTTAGTGGATCGCCTTTGATAGAATTGCCCTCTGGATGTTGTCAAGGTCAAAAGTTTTTAAGTGTTAATATTAATAATGCTATTCCTGGCGATAGATATACATATAGTTTTAGCAGTACTCCATCAACCGGTACTGTTTTTCTGGTTTTTAGTCCTAGCACAGGAGAAATTTATTTTGGTAGTGGAGGAGTAGGAAAAGTGAATACTATTATGAGCACAAACTTAACCGATTATGCTCAGACACTATTGACCTTTGAACTAATACATTCTAATACTAATATAAAAACATACGATAGTATAGGACTGGTTTGTAGAACTGATAGCTGCGCTTCATAAGACGAGGATATAATGAGCGAAATAATATATACTACAGATATAATTAAAGTTCAATTAAAAAATCTTATAAACTGTCATGATTACCAAGTAATATACAGATTACACTATGGTAGAAATCAGTATGAGGCTAAATTAGATAAATATCTATTTAATTTTAGAAGTAGTAGAGATACTCAAAATGCTTTTGTTTTATTGACTAAAGACAGTAGAATTAATAATGTTTTACTAGAAGTTAATGTTTTTGATTTAACCGATAATAATAGTTTAACTTATAGTAATTTTATTACTTGTCCAGGATTTAGTGATTGTGACGCTCCAATACCTAGCGCAACAGCAACCATATCTCCAACTGCTACTCCAACAAAAGCGACCACATTAACACCAACAATTACATCCACTCCAACCATCACTCCAACTATTACTACAACACTAACAGCAACTCCAACATTAACCGCAACGGCTACTTCTACAATTACTCCGACGAATACTCCTAATTTTACTAATTCAGCAACAGTAACCCTAACACCAACACTAACTCCTAATTTTACTCCATCTTTATCACCAACTAAATCTCCAACACCTACTATTACTCCTTCTAGGAATTTCCTAGAATGGACTAATATTCCAATATTAGAACAAAATTTACAAAATTATGATTTGTTACAAGCACGAAGATATGATGCTCCATCGCAAGTTATCGAAGGCTGTGGTCAGATAACCTTCGGTTATCTAGCATCTTTAGTTTTTCCTTGTTCAGGATATGAGGCAACAAATAATTTGATATTAAATAATGAGAATGTAATATTAATTTCACAGAAACTAGATGTATTTGAGACTTGTGATGGTGGTCCCGGATACTACCCTTTGACTTCTTCGGACGGAACCGTATCTTTTGATTTGTCACGAATTTATGATCTAAGCTTTGAGTATGATGAGATGTGTGCCCCCCCTGACTATGCTCGGGCTACATATACCAAGATCCTTTCACCAGATGCTAATTCACAAGCTGGTAGATTACTAAAAATAAATCTTAGCAATAATAATATTAGTGTTCTTAGAGGCTCTATCCAATCAGAAAAACTTGACTATAAAATAATTAAATCTAATACTAATAATACTATTAATATAGCGCTAGGCAATCAAACACTATATAAAAGCACAAATGGTGGTAATAATTGGAGTGCGATCAGTTCACAATCTACGCCTAATGCAATATCGCTATTTGATAGTAGCGAAGATTTGTCTGTGTTGGTGGCTTGTGATGGTAATCTTAAAAATATGTATTATAGTACAGATTTTGGTGACACATGGACTCCTATATCTGATCTTAATGCCTTAAACACGATCTGGACTCATATTAGTATACATAAAATATCACCTAGTACAGTAACTATGGTGGTTGGGTCCGCGGGATCAGCTATGTACTTGCTTGCGGGCTCTATTACAAATAATACTATAGCATGGACTATACAAAAGACATATACACAATCTTTTAATGGTAGCAGAAACTTTGGATCGATCAAACATTTTTCGGTGACGAGTTTCCAGGAAACAGCAATACTTGTTAGTGTAGAAGGATCTTTGTATATTAAAAAACGTTTCACAGATAATTTTATTTTGTTAGATACCGTGGGTAGTAGTGATAGTTTTGTAATAGTATCTTCGTTCGATTTGTGTTATGTAAAAAATGGTTCAACAGTTAGAATGTCGAATTATAATACTCCAATTCCGTCAACATTTACAGAAAATACAGACGGAAAAGTTAAACAGATATTATTTAATTCGTCACTTAATAAATACATAGCATACGCGCCAGTTCCACGCATCGAAACTGGAGGGTCAAGACATACATACAATGTATTTAGGACAAGAAATATTTAATAAGTAATGTTATATAATCAATTAAATTTACAACAAAATAATTTTACTACTCAGAGTGTTGGAAATACACCTAAAATCGTAGTAAATTATAACGGAACCGATATTCATAATATAACTGGACCAGTTCCTGTTGTTGATATTACTTACAGCTTTAATAATAATGGTAATGATCTAGCCGAAAGTGTAACAACAAATATAAATCTTGCTGGTAAAATTCTTAGGTGGCCAGAAGGCCAAAATATCGGTGGTGTAGATGCCGACAAAGCAATGCCAGGATTTAGTGGTATTATAGCTGGTGTTAGTGGATTGAGAAAAATTTTTACAGACGAACCGTATGGCGTTCTGAAATTTAAGTGCGGTTCTTCAATATTGCATGAAATAAGCGGATTAAGAGTACGAGATATACAAATTAATAATACAGAAGATAATTGGGCGCAAACCGCCGACTATACAATCACTTTGGAAGGATCAGAAAGATTGTGGAGCGGAAGCGGAGACGATGCAATAGAAGCATTTGTGACAGAAAGACAGGACACATGGAATATTGAGCCTTTAGACGACAGCACATACACAAATTTCACCAGATCTGTTACAGGAAAATATGAGTATAGTAATCCTAAGCTTAACAGACCACAAGGAGCCGGACCAAATTCGTTTAGCACTCCCGGAGGACCATCATCAGAAACAAATTCTTTGCAAATTACTAATATTCCGCAGTTTCGTATAACTAGAAGACTATCCGCCAAAGGATCTGTCAGACCAAATGATCCAGCCGGGAAAATATCTAGGTCAAATCTATATAATGAAAATACAAAACCATATGTTTTTGCCAAAACATGGGTTGAGAATATGGCAAAAAAGAGTTTTCAAACATCGGATATAACAAATAATAGTTCTCCATATTTTAAAAATCCTTTTGATCAAAATTTATTTGCTTTTAATCATAATAGAACAATTAATATTGATATATATAATGGTACATACGAGATTAATGATACTTGGCTAGCAATGCCCAGCGGTATCCCATATACCGAAACTTACACTTTAGAAACATCCACAGGAGAAGACTATGTTAGAACAGTAAGAGTAGCTGGTACTATAGTTGGATTGGTAATATCAAATCACGGATTAATGACAAATAGTGGCGTTTTAGTTAGCGGCACTGGCAACGGCGGAGATATAAATTCTGTACTAAGACTAGATAACTATGCTGTTAATGGACAAAATTATGGAACTACCTATAATTCTCTAGATACAACAGCCACCACTTTTGGACAATCAAACTCTGCTTTAGCGTCGCAGTCTATATCTGGTACAAAATATGACAATGCTCGTAATGCTTGGCTAGAACATATTAAGCCGATGCTTTATAGGAGAGCATGTCTAGCTGTTAATAGTGCAGATAGAACGATGACCTATACTCCATCTTATCCTACAAATCCTCCAACAGTTCCTAATAATCCTATATATAGTCAAGAAACATTATTAAGCACAATTCCCGTAAATACAAGCGAAGGACACGATCCGAGGAAAGGAACGATTAATTATAGTTATGAATATAGTAGTCGCTTAACAATTATTAGTGGCGTAATTAGCGAAAATATTAGTGTTAATTATGATAATCCTATAGATAGTACCACAGAATTAAATATTATAGGTAGAGCTTTGGGCCCAATAATACAAAGAACCGGAAGATCTTTACCTAAAAAAACAGTTAGTGTAGAAATAGGAATAATGCCAATAACAGGAATTAATCAATTATCTATTAATAGCCCACTATGTCCTATGCATAAAACTGGCTATCTTTTTCAAACTATCGAACAAATTATAGAGGCACATAGACCATATTCTCCAAGTAATTTCTTGACTAATGAACCAATACAGACAGAAGGTTTGGTGTATACATCTCAGGATAGTGAAACATGGAATCCTACTGCTGGAAAGTATTCTAGAAATGTTAGCTGGACATATCAGCAACTTTCAATAACAAGAGATTTTAGGGACCATTAAAATGAAGGTTGTGGGACAAACGCTATTTTTAGGAGCTAGTGTTATTAGTTTTTCTAGTAATATTGGCTGGGGCGGTAGTCGCAGCAGTCTTACTGTTGAGCTAGTAGAAGATATTCAGCCTTTTGGTCAAGCTCCTTTTAGAAAATTTTATCAAAACCAACCAGCAGATTACGGACATCTTCATAATGAGCTATCTCCTACTTTGCCAGACGAGCCATCGAGACTGCCATTGCCTAGTGGTCATAGTGGAAATACTAATCTAGGTCGAAATTTTTATGATATTCCACACTATAATACCACTTCTTATCCGGATAATCATTATTATACATGTGTTGGTGATAGTTGTTATGTGAATGAACTAGGGGGCCCTTATGTAGCTAATGTGTCAAAAGAAAAAAATGTTCCTGGTAAAATATATTATGAATGGGTAAATAATAAATTTGTCTCTAAATATTGGCCATGGGAAGATCCCGGATTTTTTGCAACAGGTACTAGGGTACAGCCGGATGGTACAGTATCTATGGACGCCGGTCATAATGTACGACCTCTTAATACGCCCGGTGGTTTATGGACCTACGATATTATTAATACTCCAGTATATTTTAAGTTTGATAATTTTGAGTTTATAGGATTGGTTAAAAGTTGGGAAAGAAATAATAGACCAGGAGGTATAACATATAGTGTTACTATAGATGGTTTTGAGAATTTATTAGATAACTGTTGGCTCGTATTGGATCCTTATGGTGGAGCTATTTTTGGCTCAGAAATAGCGAATACTATATCAGGAGGACCCATTAAAGGAACACCTATTAATAATATTGATTTAAGTCAATTTAATTATAATGGACTATTGAGTCAGGGAAATATTCCTAATATTTTTAATGTTTATGGATTTTTAGAAAGTTTCGGAATAGATTTTTTTGGGGGATCCAATCTTAATGATAATGGATTAAGAGCAGTCGATGTGTTGTCTGGACTAGCAGCTTTAACATCTTCTCACACTAGATTAGCCAGAGATGCTGCTTTTTCTCCATTTGGACGCATATTAACGAAATCTATGGCTGATATTAATGGCAGGGTTGTAGATGTTAAAAACTTTGGTATTATAACACCAACAATAGGAACTAATAGAAATGTTATAAATAATCCTCCACCATTATATAATACTTTTAGTCTTGATTTATCTGATATTGGAGGATTAATATCAGACTATAGAATTGAAAATACATCAAAGAGCATATCTTCTTTATTGCAAGAATTAACATCGGCAAACGGAACAGATTACACCACAAGAGTCATTCCCGCCATTACTAATGATAGTCTATATCAGTTTGTGATCAAAATAATGACTGTTGATAGGACAACTTATAGATCCCCATATAATATACGCTCTATTGTTACAAATTTAGAAAATCAGAGATTTTCTATATCTAATAGTAATTTTGGCCAAGACGTTAATGAAAATGTTACTCATAAATTTATTATAGGCGGGCCTCAACAAAGATTATTGCAAATTAAAAACTATAGACTTCCATATGCTCAAACTAATTATATCTATAATCCTATTCTTAAAAAATTTATCACTTTAAATAGACCTTGGAATAAAGCAAGAGTTCCTGATGTGATGTCAACGCGACATCCATATATTTCCACATTGAGTCTAGGACCATATATTGGGGATAGAATAAATATTAATGATACTGAAAGAAATGTTAGATTTACTAATCAAAGAATAGATAATAAATGGAAAGATGAGCATTCTGATATTATTAGACGTCAAGATGGAGAAGTCGATATTAGCTATACAGGAAGAACCGAACAAATTACTCAAGGTAATTATAGAATTAGTAGTCGCTCTTTGGTTCCATTTAGAAGTCATATTGTCACAGAAAACGATTTGAATCCGGACGTGCAACCTAGGCCACTTATACCTTGTACCCCAGGACAATTACCAGATGGTCAAACTTTAGATGCCCACTATATTGACATCACATGTGCTTATGTTGTTCCAACGCCATGTCCTAGTAAAGGGAGGGAAGAGCCAAATTGTGCCGATAATCCGGAACAGCCAGGTGGAAATCAATCCAATCAGGATCCTACGATGGATGATACGCCTGATTTTCAAGAAGGAGGCTTCGTACCAGTTACTGGCTTTGATGCTCCTCGTAGCAGATATTTGAATTTGCATAACGATTGGATATGTCCGTACTTCGGCAGAACTTTAGAAGAAAGATTGCCGCCCGCTGATGATGCTAACGAATTTAGAAGTATAAGACCAGTACATCTTGATTTGTGGACAAATCAAATAGTAGTTGGTTTTTATATGCACGAATTACCAAATTTAAATATAGGAGAGCCACTATCATTATATGATCATACCATATTCAATAGCGGTAATGGAATACCTCAAGACATAACTAACGGACTAGATAGAGGAGGCACTCTTCCAGCAGGAAGAAATAATCAACCTAACGCAGAAGATTTGCCAAATCCCGCCGGTTCCGGTTCTGCCGCTGGTTTCTGGCAACCATTAGGTACAGATCCAGAAAGACAATATATTTACAATAAGCCAGGATTTGTTGTTACAGAAAGCGAGATGAGAGCATCTCAAAGTTTTGATAGTTATTTAGCGTATTGTTTAGGTAAAAGTAAATATAGCAAACCTGATTTATTTATGATGCTAGTTTCAGCTTATCAACTTAGAGGAGATTTATTTCCTAATGAAGATTTTGGAACATATTATGGAGTTACTAAAGACGATTTGAAAGGCGGCGGGTTAAGCAGAGGGGCCAGAATATCTGAACAAAATATTAGTCAAGATGGTATAAACTCTCAACCAGCAAATCCTCACAAGACTGATCTGAATATGAATTGGAACTTATATTTGAATCATAATTTTATTAAGGACTTACAAATAGTTTGTGAGTTTATTAAAAATTTAGCGGACCGATACTATGGTAAGGAATATATGGTTAAGCTACCGGATATGATTTTATATAGAGATTCTCAATATGCTAGTATTAGAATACCAGGAGTATATAGTAGTATTGCTGTATATGCTGGTAGTAATAAAATTTTTGGAAACTACCAGTTAACTGAGGGAGCATGGGAAGAACCAGGCAACTTCATTGACGACTGCATAATGATTGGTTCTAATGCATCAAAAATTTTTACTGATGAAAATAATCTTATAGAGCCAATAGCTGGATATAATAATAGTCTAAACATAGATGATGTTAGACAAAGATGGTGTCAATTAGATGCTCAAGCAAGAATAGAAAGATTGTTTGGAACCAGAGACAATAATGTTGGAATAGAAATGCAGGCAGCACTGGATGGGGTTAAAGCCGAGATCGAGGGCATGATAAGAAATATGAATGATGATAATAGACCAGAAACTACAGAAAGAATACGACAGATATTACATGGTATTAAGAAAAAAAGAGAAACAGAGAGCATGAAAGAACTTAGAGAATTTGGAACAACTATTAATTGCTATAGCACTTTAGATAAAGCTAATATATCAATGACTTGGGGACTTATGTGGGAAAGTATTAATGAATCCATAGAAGAATATTTAGACAATCCGACTGTTGAGGGATTAGAAACATTAAAAGATCAGTGGCCAACAGCAGTAAATAATGCAAGAGAATCCTTACCAGATGTAGATTTACTTACTTTTGGTGTTCATTCTTTAGATATATCTGGTTTAGGAGGAGGATCAGATGCCGACTATGTTATTATCCCGGTTTCTTCTAAAAAAGAACCATTTGGACGACAGTCTCCAAGATCGTCGAAATTATTTATTAAAGCTAATTATGGAAGAATTATTTACAAAAATATTATTAATCTTACTGATCCTAGAGCAATCATGAAAGTTAATAAGTTAGATGTTTTTGATACTAGTCTAGCTTATGTAAAAGATCCAGGATTGTCTATTATCGCTAATATAGCTATAGAGGATAGTGCTATTTATATGAAAATTAAAAATAGACTTAATCAAGCTAGAGAAGCTAGAAATGAAGCATTAGAAAATGGAGATACTGAATTAGCAGATCAGATATTAGAAGATATACGTATTCTTAAAACGGAGGTTAACTATATTAGATATCTAAAAGCTTATATTGTACCAGAAATAGATCCTAGATATTTAGTAACTACAGGACCAAAATCAAATCCTAGCGTTGAACACGCAAGGATGGCGCCAAGAGCTGCTCATCCATACTTTTTTGCTATACCTCTAAAAAGTAATCAATTCTGCTATGGTCCTTGGACAAATTATGCTGATAATTTTATTGCACAACCATATATTAATAATCTAATTCATAATTCTAAAGTAGAATATGACACAGAGTTAGTGCCATGGAAATATGGATCGTCTAGCGCTTTGGATCGTGCCGTTGGTTATAGATTAAATAGTGATGTTAATTATCAAACAATTTTGGAAAGAGGTTCCATATCTATTGTAGGTCCGCCAATATTTGGTTTAGGTGGAATATTTTTTGATAATCCAAACTCTACTCCACCAGCAAACCAATATAGATTTGATAATGATAATTATCGAGTAAGATATATTCCGAATACTTTTTTTGATACCAAAAGAAATGGATATAGAGAAGTTACATATGATTGTTTAAGAATAGATCATAGAGGAGTATCATCTAATGGGCCCCTAATAAGTACTATTAGTATACAGGTGGGTATTGATGGTGTCACTACAACATATCAGTTTCAAACCTATAATCCAAAAACAGGCCTATTTAGTAAAACCTATTCTGATGCTATTAGAGAATTTAATAAAGATACTACTAAATTACAAAAAGCTATAGCTAGCGTACAAAATAATCTTACTTCAAAAATGGAAGCAGAAAGATTAAAAACTTTAAAAGAAGCAAGGACAGGCAGAACTCCGTTTGGTATTGATAAATTTAAAACACAACTCTATGGAGAAAGCCCAGTAGAAATTTTTGTCGGACAAAATATTACTAGTTTAAAAAATCCTGCTTGGTGGACAAATATAAATACTAATCTTGTTGAGGACGTTGGAGACAACCCTTTACCAATTGGAAACACTATTGAAGATCGAATAAGATTTTTAAATCAAAAGAGAATGTATTCATGGGTTGGTGCCGTGATGGGAAAGGAAATAGGGGCTGAATTATTAGAGCAATATAATAGTAAGGCCGCTATGAGTTTGGATGGACTAATGTCTCCGGTATCTTTTTATCCAACACAAAAAAATAGAACTTTTCATATTAGTACATATGTAGCCGGTAGCGGTGTTCCGGTAGGAAACGGTAATACAGATACAACTTGTCCATATTGCTATAATAAAAGATATATTACAATACCTTATTTCGACTATCATACTAATCCTGGAGAGGGATTAAGCACTACATTCTATGATGATAAATCGCCAGGAGCAGACGTGCCAATTCCTTGCCCAGTTTGTAGCAGAGCAAAGATACAAGTTAAGAAAAATGATAAATTTCCGGATAGAGAAACAGGATTACCAGATATTAATTTATATAGTTTAAATCCAATAGTTGTTTCATCTGGAGAATTTAGAAACCCATATGCTTCTGGTATTGATCGATGCAGACATTCTATTGGCGCTATTAGCAGAGGAGAATATAATCCTACCGAAGAAAGTTTTTATATCAATACTAATATTAATACTTATAGAGATGGAAATAATCCTGATTTTTCTAGATTTGATACTAAGGTTCAAGACTTAGAAAATATTAATGTGCTACTCAATCAAAGATTTTTAGCCCTGAGAGGCCCATTAATGATGCATGGCTGGGGATTCGATACTGATGGATATCCTATACCAAATGCTTATGATATGCCATATAGCATAGACGATAAAGGAAGACAGTTGAGATTTCAGCTTGTTTCCGATACTGGAAATAATAAGTTTGGTTCGAATAATTTAGAAACATTTGGTAAATACGAAGTATCAACCGGAGACACTGCTCCATTAGGAGATATAATTACAACAAGATACGAATGGAAAGGCACCGGAAATGGTATAAATACTGGAAATGGAAAATGGACCAAAAAAAATAAACCATCTAAAAAATTCTATCTTAATTGGGCAGAAAGGCCTGATCTTTGGCCTGTTGGTCCAATCGATGTTAGATGGGATAATGAGAGAAGAGTATGGGATGCTAGTGGCGGAGGCTGCAAAGAAGAGATTTTGCCGCCATTTATAGTAACTAATAGAACAGACATATCAACACTACAAGAATTTTTAGAAAATAAAACAGAAAATAAATGTCCATATAGAAATATTTATGTCACATTAGAAAGTGACATGATTAAAGAAGATGATTATGATAGTACATATTCTACAAGAGCTTTTATTGATGATATAGAATATAATAAAGAGCCTGTGCAAAACGGATATAGAAGATTAGTATATGTTATAGATAAAACGGGCTATACCGCACCAAGAGGAACCAAGTTATTATGCAGATACGACAGATTTAGTGGTTTTTATGAGCCTATAGGGAAACCGTCTGTGACAGCAATAGGAACAATAGGAACAGGCAATCAAGCAAGAATAGAAGCACATTATGTATCTGGAAGAAGAGCTGGACAAGCACCAGTTTTTGTTATATCTTATTCCAATCCATTAGGACTATCAGCATCTGTTGGGACCAAAGGAATTTTTATTTTTATCAATGGAAAATGGACACTTTCGTCTGCTAGATCATGAATAACTGTATAGTTTATAACAAAAGTTTTTTAGAGGACCTGATCGATTTCGAATCATCCGTTAAGGATGCTGTATTAAATTTTAATGCTATATCTTCATTGATTACAAATACAACACATGAAGATAATATTTGGACACCACTATTTATTAATATTGACAATAGTAGAGAATATTGTCCCTATAAACTACTATCTGATTTAGGATATATTTCTGGATACGATAATAATTATAACTTTTTAGGAATTCAAGATGTTTTGTCTTTAAAAAATCCAAGATTTAATTTTTGGAATGTTGAAAATGGAGAGATGGTGGCTGACTGGGTATTAAATAATCCATTATCATCGCATTTTCCTGTGAAAGGTTTGTTGTTGTGGTTTAAAAAATTGCCAATGCCGCTATCCAGTCCGTCGCCCATAGACACTTTTCCAAATAATAGTAGATTATTATTTAATGGCAGGGTTTTTATTAAAATAGATAATGAAACATTATATGAGGTTGGAGATAATACTAAAATATCTCATAGATTTACCAGTAATACTATTGCTTTTAATTATGGTGATAATAATCCTTATAATAATTTTGTTAAAATAAATACTTTGGGTGGCGGAACCACTCCATTATTTACCATAACTAATAATCATAGTGCAGAAAATAGATCTTTTCAAACAACATCTACTATTTACCAAGAATCAGATATTATTATCAATGGTAGTAAATATTTATTATGGGTACCAAATGGAGATGTATATAGTTATTATACAAATTTAGATGAAAGTAGAAGAAATTTAGAGCCAAAAGCATTTTGCCCATCATCTCTTTATCAAGCCTATAATGCTTGTTATCATAGAATAACATTAGATAATGCGAAAGATTTTGAAAAAAGACAGCTTAATATCGCTAGATGCTATAAAAATTTAGCCAAATATTTAGCCACAAGTCCATATATAGATGAGTTTTCTATTAGTAGACTATCAAATAAAAAAATTAGAGACATTAGCAATAACTATATACTAGATACTAATCTGCAAAATGCATTAATTAAAACAGTGCAGTATTTAGAATCAAAAAGTTTAATAGACGATATAAAAAATACTTTAAATACTAATATAATCTTTAATTTACATGATCTAAAATTAAAAATAATACAAAAATATGGATTAAAATTACAACTATCTAATAGTAGCGCAATATATAGCACACAGCCATTGAGACATGGCGCTAATATTGTTGTGAATCAAGTAGGGGCCTATTTAGTAGATAAAGATATTAAGAATACCCATGTTGTTGCTAATCAAAATATTAAGATTGGTGGCTTAACTGTTGGGACAAATTTTAATGAAGAAGAATCTAAGGTATCTTTTATTGGTCCTCCATCGCCACAAACAGATGTTGGGCTGGGGCAAGATGGAGGAGGTTACGCTCGGCCAAGACCATTATATGCTACGAATGCATATATGCCAAAGATAAAAAATAGTAGAAAAAATAAAATCAATCTTGTAATGGAAAAAACCTGTAATATTCCTAATCATCCAGAAAATATTAATCCTTCATCAGAAAATAGTCCTTTTAATGTTTTATTTAAGTTTAATAGATCTATTAAATTTTTTACAGAGCTGATAAAGTTTAATGTTGTTACAGACGATTTCGAGTTAGACACATATAGATACGCAGAGGATCCTTTTGCTCCATCGGAAATTATTGCAAAAGACTATATTCAATGCAGATGGGAGCAGGTTAGCGGACCACCCATATTTTTTATTGATCATATAAAAATGTATATTTCTCCCAATAGTGGTCCAGTAATAGTGGTTTCGAATGGAAGATTTACAGACTTATCAGGATATGATATATCTACTGATGTTTTTATTGGATCAACAGAGGCATATGTTTGGCCTAGCCAATCTGGTAGATATCAAATAAAATGTACTATAAAAACACCATATGGTACCTTTGTAAAGATTAAAACCTTTTATGTTACAGCACCTATACGTCAGGATTGGATAGATGCTGGAACTCCGGGAAATCAAATACCACTAGATCCAGACCCAGAAGAAATATTTGTTCCAGAACCATCGGACGAATTTTATATTAAACAAAAAGAGAGTTTACCTATTTATCTTAATCAAGATAATTTAAGAGTTATAGTGCCAAAATTTAATAAAATTGCTTTGAATGCAAATGGACTATGTTGGCCGGTAGATACTAATTTGTATATCAAAAAAATTAAGCAAAGACCTCAACTATTGGTTAATTTACCAATGTTTCAATTTATGTTCGATAACAGAGGATCATCTGATCCAAGTACATTAATATTAGAATATAGTTTAAATAATACAAAATATAGACTAGATAAAATAGTATTAGAAAATACTAGAATTAATAATGATCCAAAATGTGCTGATTGTTTTAGTTTCTATTTACCACAATTATATAGTAATGGAAAGCTTTGGAATAGGATCAAAGGCGGTGCTGGAGGAACAGAAGTCGCTTTCTCTCTTGTGGGGATTAGCAAAGCCGATGGTCTAGAACAAATATTTCGTTATTATACTCTTCCTTCAATATCTACAGATTATAGTCCACCAATTAAATCTTATGGTGGTTATGATCAAAATATAATTAATACTCTAGGTATTTCTACGATTCCAGATCATATAGGTCCAGGACAAACTTTTCCGGCTATTACGGGCAGACCCTTATATTATTCCGCCGATAAGTCTGGAGAAGAAGCCCCTTTTGGTAAAAAGAAATATTGTTTCGAGGACTATTTACCAGAATCAACTTCTAGTTATCTATCTTTTAACAAAGGAGTTTTTCATCCTCAAAGCGGATGGATTCCACACGATAGCATCCACTATAACAATGTTAGAAATACATCTAGCGTGTTAAAATTTAATCCTGGTGCAAGAGACTCATTTAGTTTTACAGGCCCAAGCATTACAAACTTGAATAATGAAGGATATATTGTAGAAAATGATATTGTATATATATTACCTAAAATATGTAAGTCCACAATTAATTTAGGCGTAATTCCTGATGCTCAATTTTTACCATATACCCAGCCATGCAATATAAATATAACACCATGCAGACCTGATGTGCCACCAGAATGGGAATGGCTGAATCAACTACATAGAGACACTACAGATCAATATCCAAATAATACACCTGGCATAAATGATGCTCATGGATATAGAATATTGGGAGGAGGAGTACCCAAAAGAATAGAAAGAAGAATTAATTCTAATTCAAATCCAGTTATGGATGAATTCAATTTTACTAGCGATACTATGAATAATAGCTTTAATTATCTTTTTACTCAATCTGGACCAGCATATCCAATTAGTCCCATTCCTGATGAGATTAATAACTTTTTTAGGACTCTAACAACGCCGAGAGATAATATAGATTCAGAAACAGGAGATATTTCTTCTGGCTTACCTCAACCAAATTGTTTAAAACCAGACGGATCAAAACCAGAAGGAGGTTATTACAAAGGAGTCCCGGATCCAACCGGGCGATGGAATGGTATAAGAAATCCAAGAGTATTAGATTTTACTATTCAAGATCTTGAAGTAAAATTAAATTTTTTGAATTATGTTAATACAAAAGATATAGCTATATCATTAGCTTTAACTCCGTGTACAGATGAGTATACTAGAATATGTGATGCTAAGTGTAAGGATCCTCCTCGTTTTCCTCTAGAGTCTGCTATAAAACCTGAAGCAAATACTTTTATTGATCAAACAGTAGGAACTACTGTGGATGGCCCTTATAGGCTATTGGGTAATGGATATACTAAATTTAATAATTGGAGACCAAGTGCCGGTGATGGCAATGTAAATTTTAAAAACAGTTTATCTTTTATTCCATTAGGTAATGATGATTTTGACGATTATCTTCGTATACTAACCATAATGAATACGGTCTATGATCCTGTTAAAATAGAAAATGAAGCTTTTGAAGATGTACTAAAACCACAAGTGTTATATTTGTTAAATCAAGAATATATTCAAAATCATAGTATGAATTTAAGTTTAACTTTTTCAGATAATGCAAATAAATATAGTGTGCTGTATGACAAGAGCTTTGCAACAAAAGGCTCTGGTGTCAACTCGATATCTCAAAGCAGTCTTCGATATGGTGCTGGTGATGCAGTATTCAACGAAATAGATGTAGATAATCAAACCGCTCCACCATATAATAATCAATATATTATTGGTAATAATGATAGTATCAAACCAACAACAAGCTCGATATATTATTCGGATCGTCAGGCTGCTATTTATCAAAATATTATGACTACTAATAAAATAAATATAGTCAATAATAGTTTTGCAAAGTATAGGGCTAAGCCATTATTTCATAATTCTGCTTGCATAGGAATAAATGTGCCGGTTGGTAGACCTAGATACGATAGTCAAACTTCTTTTTCTTTGAACATAACGGTATATGACGAATCTGACGATATGTTTCCGTTAAACAATAATGTCAGCTCTATGATGTTTACGAACGCCTATGACTTTGCTGGAAAAATTAATACTAGTCAATTTGATAACGCTCTATGTAGCTGGGATCTGTTATTACATGTAAATGATGTCATTAAACCAACAATGCCTAATTTAAGCTCGTGTCATACCTACGGAAATAATGAAGCATTAGCATTAATAGATTATTCTAATAAGCCTAAATATGCTGGCTATAGTTTTATAGCAAATCTTAAGAATCATAAACATCTTTTACCATTTAGTAATATTAATGCTCCTAATATATTTTTTTATGACTATAGTCTATGTCAATCCGCTAAACTAGACCAACTAGGATCTCCAACGCCAGGCTATCTTGTTGATTTTCCAACAAATGCAATTTTAAATATAATGACAATTATAGCAGGAATGGCTGGCATGAGCGGAGCCGGTCTGGTCGGAATAGGTGCTGGAATAGCTGGATCAGGCCCAGGTTTGGATAGCGCATATGGGGCTCTTGTCGCATATTTTAGTAGTATTAGAGCAGCTGAATACCAACAAGATATTTCGCATGATATTTTTCATCAAGACTATAGTAGATATCCTTTTGGTAGTCCAGAAAAAATATTAATTAATTTTAGTAAAGATGGCGTATTCTGGTATAAAGCAGAGGCTTCGATATTTAAATACATCAATACTCCTGTTTTATCTCAAAAACAATATACATATATTAAATTAAATAAAAATTCATTTCCTATATTATCTAGATTTACATTTGATTTTGTAACAGATATTAGGGATTTGATAGACGATAAGTATATTAAGTCATTGTCGTTACCTTGTAGCAGCGCAGCCTCTTTGGTTGGTCCGATAACATATAATAATATGTCTTATAACTCATATGATCTGGTAGATGTTTCTTTTTCGATAGACAATGAATCTAATGCTACGGAATCATGCCAGAATGGAATCTATTCTGTTACAGATAATCAGTGGACCTTATTGACAGGCAATCCATTGTTAATAAATAGTAATCTAGATTATATTTCTGATAACAATATTCTTTTTAATAATCAAGATATTTATCGTACAAATAATATTTTTTCAAATTTTACTGTCAATGCAACAGGTAACCAAATAATTATTTTAAATGGTAAAATACCCTATGAAATATTTTCTCTTAATGATAATGTAGATGTAAGTGGTAATAATCTGGAACCAGATCCTATTATAGAAGAAACAACCGGTCCGGAAACTACACCAGGATTACCGACAGAAGACAATACTCCGCAGCCTGTTTTACAACGAGATACCGGGCCAACATATACTAGAAAAGTTATAGCTAAAGCTCTAATCTATAAAGACTACAAACCATATAGCGTATTAAAAATGGATAGGTCAATGCTTGGAGTCGATTTTATAAGTCCACAAGATAATGTTGTTGTTATTTTTGATCTATCATCATCTTTTGATAATAAAGAAAGCCCATTAAATCAATATGCTTTTGAAAAAGACAGTATTGGTACACAGTACCCTCCAGAAATATTAAAGACCACACATAGTATAGGATCATATGGGAACGGATCTAATTTTAGAAATAAAAATATACTTAATACAGTCCCATCATATAATAATATTAAAAAACTTGATGATATATTAAATAATCATATTAATGATAAATTTAAAAAACCAAAAATTACTATTAATAATAATACTATAATTTCATCGGAGTCTATTGGCTATCCACATAAAATTATAGATATACCAGAAATAATGAATCAAAAAAATTATATAGTTCAAGAAAATAATTTAGATGATACCATAAAAAATAAATTAGAGTATGTTTTTAATAATATTGAATCTACATATTCTCTATTTTATATTAAGAATAATCAACTTAAAAAAGAAAATATTCCATTAATTGGTAATATCAGTATAGAAGATGATTTGGAAATTAAAAAAACTATAACTCCAATAAATGGAGAGGGGCTAGGTCCAGACCAACCTATTGGACAAGAAATGTCAGATACAACATATAATTATCTTATAGCTAGGCTAAATATTTTAGAAGACCAACGAGAATATCCTAGTCTAGAACAGAGCATAGGGGTGGATAATCAAACTAATCAAATCTTAGAATCTAGAAACTTAAATTATATAAATAAGCACTTAGTAGAATTATCAAATTATAATATTCATAAAAAAAGAACGGAATATGCTTTAAGAGTACTTTATAAAGAAAAAGAAGATATAATAAGATTATTAAGCGAAATAAGTATCAAGCAAACAGCCGAAATTAATCTAATTAATAATAATACTATTATTGGAGATATTATTTCTGAAGATACTAATAATATTGAAATAAAAATACAAGAAGAAATACAAAAAATAGAAAAAGATAATATTCTAAATATTAGAAGAGCTTTTACTAGAAACACATCGGGCATTAGAGGACAAGAAATAGCTAAAATCTCTTTAATAGCACCATTTGAATGGATGCGTAGTTTTAATGTTTATGATATCAATTATGAGAAAAATAATGACGACTACTGGATCAACTTAGATCCACATCAATCTTGCAGCATAGCGGAAGAATTAAGACCCAAGGTGCTCAAAAAGATAGAATATATATGTAGAGGAACACCATTTATACAAACTATCGCTGGCACACCATTATTACCAAGCAACAATATTTGTATAAGATTAAGAGGACAATCTATACAAAATAATATAGGGGATCATGTTACTTTCAAAAAAAGCAATAAAAACTCTGGTAGAGGACCATCTTATGAATCTTATATATATGAAATTAATGAAAATATTATAAATTCTAAAAAAACTAATTTAGAGAATAAACTTAGACAACAAGGATTACCAATATATTGGAAAGAATGGGTATCGAGAAGAGATTATCATATAAATGGAGATACAGAAAATCTCGATCTTGCTTATGATAATAAAGAAATACTCGTAACCGCTTTTGAAACATACGACATATTACTTACAGAAGTAGAAAACAATAATGGTAAAGCTATTATAAAAACTACTTCAGATGGAGACGTGAATGATTTTGGAAAAGAAGGTGGAATTCCAGCTCTCGCTAGTAGAGAATCGAGATCGCCAAACGGTTACGGCCTGCTAAGTCAAGGAATTAGGGCGGAACAATCTGTTAAAATCTATAATGTTTGTAATTTAGACAATATCAATAATTTAAAAGTTAAAATTAGAAAATTACCACGACTAGTAAGAGGAATGGATATGCTATCTACCATATTTAGATACGGTACAGAGGTTCCATACAGAGCATATCCTAGAAGATCTGCTCTAGAGCCCTTAGATCCTTTCACAGTTGTTAGCGCCGGAGCATTTAGCGGCGGAGTAAATATCATTAACAATGATTTCCATTATTGGAAATGTATGGAAATAGATAATAGTACAAACACATTAATTCCGTCTTCGACCCCATTATTTTTCCAATTAATGAATGAAATGATGTATAGGGCATTCTATGGATCTGTTGATGGTATAGAAATTAAAACCAATGACATGATTAGTCAATTTTTATGGGAATTAATTCCATATGAATTTTTTACCAAGCCTAAAATAATTTCAGAACCACCATTAGGAGACGATGCTGTACAGCTCTAATTAAATGTTTTGTAATTTCATATTAAAAAATAACAATATATATAAGTGCAGTAAATGCGGTATAGAGATTTCGACAAATGATGGAGATGCTCCGATATTTCCATGTTCCTCAATAGATATCGATTCTGATCAACCAGACTTCATTAAGGAACTAAGGGACTTGTCTACAGACATATTAGATAAAACAATAAATAATGAAGATATTGCTTCTGATGATGAAATAGAAAGACGTTTTAAAATTTGCGAAAGCTGTGAATTTTTTAAGAACTCAATATGCTCACAGTGTGGATGTCCAGTCAATAGAACACGTAATTATATTAATAAATTAAGCTTGGTTAGCGAGCAATGTCCGATGAATCGATGGTAATTATTCTTTATCTTTAGTCCACTTGTGCCATCCATTATGTGGAAGATAGTTTCCATTATCGTCTTTACGTTTTGGAAATAATGTTCCACCCTTTTTGTGCTGACCAAATGCTAAGATGGCACCACAATCAGAACATCTTAATTCATAGTAATCATTTCCATCAACATTTCTAACAACAAACTTAATATTAGTACTACCGCACATACCACATTTGGCTTCTCCAAAAATTTCTTGGATTAGAGCAAGCTCTTTAAATATTTCTTTTTGCCCACTGCCTTCTAATTCAAATTGTAATTTATCATTAGCTTTATATAGTACTTTCATAAATTATTTCCATTCGTTAGAGTAGCCTAAAATATCTTGTGGTATACTATCAATATTTTGTTGGTATTTTGATAATAATCTTATTATATCAACTGCACTCTCATGTGTCAAACTATAAATATTCTTAGTTTCCATATTATTTTGTTCTAATAATTTGATAACATTAATATTTAATCTCTGAGCCAAAACGTCTATAAAATTAATTTGTTGGTTACTAATCTTACTTACTGTATCCTGATCAGGATGATCTTCTATATCTTTTGATAATTCTTCGGCCGCTACTACTTTGCGTAGTCTTAATGCTCTTCTTAGGGCCCTTCCTTCTGCCCTGGTTTCCGCAACAGCAACGGGATGATTGCGGTATACTTTATCGCAGTTGCCCCAGTAAACGTCCGCAGAGCCATCCACAGACACAATATTTAAACCGTTTAAGTCCTGAATAGCTGGATTTAAACAGTAAGATAGGGAGTGTATGACCGTTGCTCTTTTTTCATTTTCTGGACTAGGAGACTGAACAACCGAACTTGTTGACGATATTAATCTGCAATTTAGGACGGTTTCAAAAATACGTCTTAAACCATCCGTTGTTGGATTACCAGCAATCTTCTCGTCGTCTGATAAAAGTCCAAGAACATAGTCCGTCCAATCTAAGTCAGCAATAGTTGGAATTTTCTTTTCAACGATATTATCTTCGGTATTCTCAATCGTTTCGTTCTTATCTTTTTTAGCCATTGGTATCCTTTATAGTAAATTTCTGTTGCCCAGAAATAAGGTTGGAATGATTTGTTTTTATAATTTGAAGTATTTGATCATAAATTAAGAAGGCGCGAGCATCAGAATAATCTTTGGTTTGTATGATCCTCAATAAATTCCATCCTTTACCAATTATTAGTCCTTCTTTTTTATTATCGTAATTTTTATTTCTTTTTAATGATTCTTGACCCCAAACAGGGGTAAAGTGAGATGGACCATCGACCTCTATCGCTAGATTTATACTAGGAACGAACAGATCAATCTGCAACCTAGTATTCACCAGAGTTTGTTCCTTATGAAATTCTACTTTGTATCCGTCATTTAATAGTCTTTTATGTAAATATTTTTCTAGTTTTGATCCTACCTTGCTGGTGGCTCTGACCGCGGTATTAGCAGATTTAAGGATGTTCTCTTTTGTATTATCGTCTAAGTTTTCCCAATTTTGTTTAGCTTGAAGTTTTCTTTTTTGTATTTCATCATCTTCTAGATTTTCCCATGCATTTAATACGCCCATGCCTATCTTTTGTTTTGTATCTTGAGATCTTTCTTTCCCTTTTGTTGGATGCGAGTGCTTACCAGTTTTTAGAGCATTTTTTTGAGCTTCACTCTTATCTCGTATTTTAATATTTAATTTTTTAGCATCCCTCCTTATCCTATTAGCGTACGTATCATACATAATAGCTATATCTGCAAAACTTTTACCTTGTTCAGAATATAGAGATAGAATTAGATCTTTTTTGTCTTGGTCAGACAAATTGTCATAAGATGTGTTGTATTTTTTCATAATTAAAACTCTCCATAATATCTAATGGTTTTCTCCAAGACATATCATATATATCATATATATATTGGTTAGAAGCTACAAAATCTATATCATTGTAGATATCTTTCCATTCATTGTATAGATTATTTCTATTTTTAATCCATGGTATATCATTACAGTATAATATCTTTTTATTAATATTTGGAAATTTTTTCGATATAATAAGACTAACTAAATCGAATGTCCATAAATCGCCTTTAAAAAACTTAGCATGGGAAAGATGTAATATTGGTATATTATAGGTTAATACTTTATCACAATTACTATTGAATATTACAATATTATAATAGGGATTGTTATCTATCAAAAGTTTAATATTTTTTAGAATATTATCATAATATTCATTATTTTCTATATTAATGATCATAAAGCCTATGCTTTTTTTATTCACGGAATAGTACCTTTAAAAAATTAGAATACGATTGAAAACTTTTACTATTTTTATAAGTTGTGGGCTGTAAGGTTTCAAGATCATCTTTCGACAAAACTAAACACTGGCTCGCCCACGCTTCTGGAACATAATCGTCATTTATTGCTAAATAGTACTTAGACTGTCGCAGCAATAAGGCTTTATCGTTTTCGGAGACGAGCCCTAAATTTTGAGGATGAATAATAGTATTATTATTGAATAATTTAATAGGTAGTTTGCTTGTTGGATATAAAAAATTATGTAGCCAATTTGGCAAAGAATCAATACTATCTAGAAAAGATATAATATGATTATTCTTTATTGTTTGATCTGGAGAAGAAAAAAATAGCTCATTATTAACTAATTTAGGAATACTAATTGTATCATACTCGGATTGATTTTTATCTTTTTGCAAAATCTTTTTAATATTTAAGTTTTTTCTTAATTGAATATTATTATCGTTATATACGAATATGTTTATATTTTTACCAAAATCATCTATAAATTGATATTCTTCCTGTTCCATCATTGACGCTATGAAAATTACATGACTAAAATTATAAGTATAATATAGTTTATATAGATTATTCTTAGTTTCTGTAACTATCTTATTACAAAAATCAGTGCTAGATAAACCTATATTATTAATAAATTTAATGTTTTTATACTGTACTAATAAATTATTCATATAAATATCCTGGCGCTTGTAATATCTTTAGCATTATTTATTTTCATTATGTTATTTTTGTTAATATAAATTTTCTTAAACACAATATTTTTTTGTAGTAAAAAGTTGATAGCCTCAAACAGATACATTTGTTTAAACATAGAACTATCGCATGACAAGAAGGTGTCTATGGCCAAATTATTAAAATAGACTATCTCCGACCACGACTGTTCCATATCAAAAAAAAGATATTCGAGATTTGTAGATAATGATGATCCTATTGTAAAATTTTTTTTAGGCTTGTTAAGCATAAATATTTTTGACTCATTATTTAGAAAGCTTTTATCTATAATTTTGTCTTTAATCAGTATTCCACTGTTGATTACTAACAAATTTTTTGGTCTATACTTATTAATATAAGTTATAAGATTTTGTGCTTGATTAGTATGCTCATATTCGTTATTAATTAAAAAATTAATATTTTTATATCTATAAAGCTTACTAATAATCTTGTCATAATCAAAACCTATATTAATTGTTATATTAGATATTTTATTTATTTTTTGAGCCTGACTAATTTGGTATTCCAAAACACTCATATTCTTTTTTAGATTAAGTAAACACTTTGATCCTATAGATTTCATTCCTTTCGTTATTTCTGGAGTTATTATTAGTATATCAATCATAATAATCAAATAATATATTCGTATTTTGTTCTATAGTATAGTCTATAGTTTTTGAGAAAAGCTTATAGTTATCTGTGCCTATAAAAACGCCATCAATATTTGAATCTATATCAGAACATTTATAATAATGAATAGATTTTTGTTCCACATTCACCAAATAATTGATTTCTTGTATGCTATCGTTCTTAATAACATGATCTAATCCTGCTTCTGTTAGAATCCACAACACATTTTGGATATTTTTCTTATTTGTTTCCAGTGCAATGTGAAGAGCTTGTGGTCCAGGAATATCTTCTAAAAATTTATGGATCTTATATTTAATACCAAGATTGTTGATTTTTTTTGTTAAATTTTCGGTATTATTATAACAGACTATGGTTATATAGTACGGTTTAATAGATAGATTATTTAAGTTATTTATCAGCAGATCAATATCTGGAGATTTGTCTAGAATAACTGCGATGGAGTAGCGAATTGTGTTTTGTTGTTTAATATATTCTATAAGATCCACAGAATGAAATTTATCAATATTTTCTTTGTATATTTTATTACTCATTCCATATCTGCACTGATAGTTTTCTATAATATTAAATTCATTATCAATACGTATATTGTGAATATCTTTTATTATTGTTGGAATATCAAAAAAACACGCTTTATCGTCTGATGTTGTTTTTTTAGCGAAATAACAGTCTTGACATAGTGTATTTCTCATAACTGTTTTCTCTCTAAGAATAGTGTTGTGAAATATTCTTCTTGATTTATATGTATAATATCGAAAGTATTAAAGTCTATAAATGTATAAAGACTATCTATAGATAGTAAGCTTTGTTTATTCTGAAAAAAGGTTAAGAAATCTTGATATGACATACTTCCAGCCATAAAATTTTTAGTGATGCTGGTAACATTATTAATTGTAATAATGAGTTTTCCGAGAGGTTTTAGCTTAGATAATAATATATTAATAACCTGTCCATGGGCATTCTCTGGTAAGAATTCTAAACACGAAACTTTAATACTATCGCAAGAATAGTTAATTATTGATGCAAGATCATTTATGTGAATAGTGTTTTTATCAGAAGGTTCTGTGATGGATATGTTGATATTACGGCTCATAAATATATACTCTTTTAAAGACTTGATTAAAAACTTGATTTATATTATGTTGCATATTTTCTATCTTTATATATGTATTAGAATAAGATTGTATTTCTTTTGGTAAAGAATAGTTTTCTAGTATGGATTTTATTTGCTCGTTTATATTTTTATTGTTGATATTTTTTATTAGAGGATTATAAAACTCTTGAGATAATGGAATATTTGTTAAAACAAAACAATTTAAAGCAGAACTAAGGATAGCGTCGTATTGACCTTGTGTTACAATACATATTTTATATTTAGATATTATATTTAATATATCTTCATAAGAACTAATATCGTTTTTATTTAATATGTCACAACTATTTGCTAATGTTTTGATATAGTTATATAGCTCTATATTGACATTACTATGATCAATATTTAATATTATAATGTCTTTATCTTTCGTCATATCAATATTCTCTGGCAGGCCATATTGTAGAATATGACAATTATTGTCCATGTTCCATAACTCTTTAATAGTTTTACTAAAAAATATTCTATGACTATTTCTTAGTTTTCTATCTAGAATATATTTATCTTCTTTTTTAATTATATTTGATGGTGGATCATGAAATATCAGAACACTATTTACATTATATTCTAAAGACAGCTTTTCTATGTTTTGAGAATAAAACAAAGGATCGTCGGATAAGATAGCTGAAAAAGGTTGAGATGGTTCGGTAATGATATTATAATCAGAATTAACATTTAACATATAAAAAAATATGTTCTTTTTACCAATATAGTATATGGTTTTATTATCTAGTAAATTATTAATAATGTTTGAACAGGCTAAATTATTTAACATAGGCATCTATAATTTCGCTAAGATTGTTTTTTAAACTGGGATATTTTTTCTCAGATAAAAGGTCGCTATCTTGTGTATTTTTTAATTTACCATATTTATGCAGATCGTTTTGATCCCATTGTATAGTAACATTAGATGTATTTAATACAATATGTTTACCATATTCTTTAGCAAGCATAAGATGAAGCTCATTGTCTTTGTGTATATAGACATCGCCAGTATTATGTATTGATCTGATGGACGTTTCGTTTAACAATGTGGGAACAATTATAACTTTTGAAATAGTATTATTGATTTCAAATTTTTTATACACACTCTTTATATATTCATTGCATTTATTGAGCATTTCCTGATCAATATCTTGTATAAATAATACCAAACAATTATTTTCTTGATTAAGTTTAATAAAATCTACAATTATTTTTTTTGTATCATAATCTATATTGGATTGAATTATGGTATAATATTTTTTATATCTATTATAGATACCTAAATTAAATATATTATTTGTTGGAGATAATAATTTATTGTTAATATTGTTATTAAGAAATAAACCATTATCAATATTAAGATATTCTAATAATTTTTTATGAATATTATTACTATATAATAGCAATCCACTGTTACTTAGAAATACATATTTTTGTGATATACTATCATCAGGAATAATATCTTTATAATTAGGAAAAAAGATATGATATGGTATCTTAGAATTATAAGAAATAGTATTGATCTCTGTGTTTTGTATTAATAGATCAAAAGATTTAGATTGATGATTTTCCATTGACAGAATTGTATCATTTAATTTGCTGGCTAGATTATTAACTCTATTTGATATAAATATGGGTCTAGCTGTCACAGTATATTGTTTTAGATCTTTTAAATTCAATAATAGATTTAAAGACAAATAACCATCGATACTTAATGATCTATAAGGACCTATATATAGAATATTCATATATCATTCTTTAAATGTGCATATTGTATAAAGTCTTCTTCAAATTTAATATTTTTTTGTCTGACTTCTTCTGATCTATTATTATTATCTATCATAGTATTGATATGATCGCATAAATTATTTATACCATATGCAGAGATTTGTGTTGGAGATACATAATGGAAACCATAGTCTGCATTCTGAAGCATATTCAAAAACTTGAAAGACGATAAAAGTTCACTATTCTTCATCGTATTATTGCATAGGTTAATGAATTGTGAAAAATTAGAATCCTTATTAGATATGCTCGCTTTGCGCAAGATTGGTAGAGGTTTGGACCAGTCTGATCTAAAGTCTAGATTATCAAAATAATTCTCCCAAATTTTTGCAATATTATCCCAGTTATAATATTTTTCTGTTAAATTTCTTATTCGAATTCTATTATTATTTCTAATAGATATTGGTTTATCTAATTCTTTTAGTATAATATCAATTAGGCAATCATTATCTGGATATACTCTAATAGCTTTTGTTTCGAGTTCTTTGAAATATGTTTTAATTTTTATTGGATATGCTTCTAACTTTGATATAATATCTACCATAGCACTATATTCGACAGTTGCTATAGGGATACCACAGGCGGCAGCTTCGACTTGTGGCATACCAAATCCTTCGCATATAGCATATTGAACATATAAATCAAATGTATTGTAGATTATACTAAGTTGTTCGTCAGTAACGCCTTGAGATACAGATGGAAATTGCGATGATTTATTAAAACATTTTGAGCATATTTTTTGAGGCCCAGAGTATACGCAACTCTCTATATTAGAACAATTTTTACATAAGTATGTAAAAAGAACATTATTAGATATTTGGTGATCATTTAGCAACTCAGGTATATCCCATCCCATATCTGGATATGTCGTATGAAGATATAGAAATATTTTATCAGATCGTTTTTCTTTCTCAAAAATAGATAATATTTTTTTGAAAGAAGCTAAAAGCTCTGGAATCAGTTTTCTTTTTTGATTTCTCATAACAGAACCAACTATAAATACATCATTATCTATACCCAGAATTTGTCTACAACTATTTTTATCCTTAATATTAAAAATATCTAAATCAACACCAGGGCTAGTTGTGGCAATATATTTTATTTTATCATTAGTTTGCTGTTTAAGGATTTGAGCGCCCCAATCACTATATGTAAAAATAGCATCTGTTGATAGAAATACATCCACCCACTCTTCTTGCTGTGGAGCAGAGTCTACCGTGGGCATGAGAATATGATGAAAATAAGGTCTTAAAGGGGATAGGGTTTGATATCCACTCATCCAAAAATCTCTAACATCAACTACAATATCTGGCTTAAAATCTAATAGAACCTTTTCGAATCTCCATCTTCCAAATTGATTATCTGTCCTAGACATATACTCTTTATATCTAGGGTCGTTATCTCGCACAGCATTAGCATAATAAATCCAGTCTATATTTTTATCTCTTGGATCATTTACCATTCCGTATGAGGCAAACTCTGCAATAATATACTTATTGGTTCTATGCCATCTCGATAATATCTGTTTTGCATATTTTCCAAAACCAGAATTTATAAAACTGGCTTCGGAACACATCAATATTTTTAATTTAGATTTTGCCATTATGGAATAGAATACGGGGGATATTTCACCCCCAATATTCTATATGCATTCCTTTGGTGTTGGTCAGAAAGCAACTGTTTCTGATTCTTCAGTTTTCGACCTACTAAGCTTAGTAATCTTTGAAAAGTTATTAACTCTAACCTTTAGACTACTATGCTTAACTCCATCCTTTTCCCATGTATCGTTTCTAAGTGACCCCTCAACCATAACCAGATCACCCTTCTTTAGTGACTCAGCAATAGTTTCAGCTCCGCTATCCCATGCTTCGCAATTAATAAAAGATGTAATTCGATCTTTTTCTCCATTCGATTTTACATAATCTCTATTAACAGCAATGGTAAAATTTACCACACTAGTTTGTTTTCCATTTGGATTAACAACTCTTAACTCAGGATCTCGTGCAAGATTACCCTTCAACAATGTAATATTCATTTTCAAAACTCCTAAAAGTAAAAACGCTACAACTATACAATATTATACCAAGCGGCAGCGTTTTGTCAAGACCTTGGTATAAAACATTTTTCTACTATAAAAGAATCTTTTTTAGGACTCTTATTACCTAGAAATATTAGTACATTTCCTTCAAACAGATAGTTTCGGTATTTAGACAATTGATCAGGAAATAAGATGACCGAGTCTAAGGACGCATATTGGTCCTCTATTGTAACAAAAGCCATTTCTGCACCAGCATTTTTCCCATTCTTTGTTTTAACAAAATTTATATTACTAATTTCACCAGCCAAAATAATATTTTTAACATTATTGGTATGTTTAAACATTTTGCAATCACAGTTTGTCATGCTGATATCGTATGAATCTATTTTAAAACAGGTAATGGATGCTCCAAGCAACGCATTTTCTGTATCAGATAACCATTCTATTTTATCATTTAATGAGTATGGTGGATTTTCATATAGCTTAATTAAATTTTGTATATTAGTTTTTCGTTTAGTATTAATCTTACTATTAGTTAGCAGATTCTCTAAAACTTGTCCTAGATGTTTTTGGTTTATATCTAAAAGATCTAATTCTCTAGATGTTAATTCCGATATTATATCATATTCAAACAACATTTGTGTGCGCGACATATGATAATAATCAAGAGCGCCACATGATATTAGCGCCTTAGCGGCTGTAGAGTTTATTTTATTGAGTAATTTTACTAAACAGCCATACCATGATATGGAATTAAGATCAATATTTTTGACTATCTCTATGATCTTATCATATACCGAATAACCAACCCCTTTTATATCTGTTAAGCCAAAATAAATTTTATCATCATTTATGGTAAAATGCTTATTAAGTTTTCTTAAATCTGGAACGCAAACAGTAACATCCATTTCTGTGGCGTTCCTGATTAATTCCTTGATTTCTTTTTGTGGATCCATCTTGTCTTTTGCAAACTTTAAATATGATGCAAAAAACACTTTCGCGAAGTGCGCTTTAGCATATGCTGATGAGTATGCATTCATAGCATAGCTTACAGCATGACTCTTATTAAAACTATATCTTTGACTTTTTTCTATCCAACCAAAAATTTCTTCGCTCTCATCTTCCGACACAATATTAAGTTTTTTAACACCATCTTTGAATTTAACTTTAATTTTGGCCATTTCTTCTGGTTTCTTTTTGCCTATAGCCTTACGAAGCATATCGGCCTCTTGAAGATCGAATCCAGCCACCGCCTGAGCGATTTGCATGGCCTGTTCTTGGTAAATCATCTCGCCGTAGGTCGATTTTAATGAAGGCTCAAGAGAAGGATGAAAATAGTCTAATTCTTCTTGACCATTTTTTTTGTCTATATAATGATCACTAATACTTTTGCCTTCCCTATATGCCTCTAACGATCCTGGTCGCATAATACTAATCAATGCAGAAAGCTGCTCTATATTCTGTGGTTTAAGTTTTTTGGACATGCTAGAGCCTAGTCTGGACTCTAATTGGAAAACGCCTTTTGTGTTTCCTTGTGCTATCATATCCCATGTTTTGGAACATTCTAGATTTAGATTTTCTAGTTTGCCATCGAAATCTATTCTAGGAATACCATCCTGGGTATAGTCCAATACCTTAAATTTACAACCACAATCAAACGTATAGTGATGATTCATAAATATTATGCGGACACTGTGGCGAACGCGTTTTTGAATTTAACCTTATTACCAAGATTTCTATGAAGTTTCATAAATCTAATGAGAATATCAGCGGTGGCTCTTACATCATTTAGCGCATCATGAGATCCACTATTGCCAAGACCTAGGTATTCTCTAACATTATCTAATGTATAGTTTTTTAGTTCATTATTTCCTTCAAACCAATAAAATATAACATTCATTAGATCTATAACGTCTCGTGGATAAAAAAGAGATGTTCTTCCCTCCTTATTGACATTATTGTATTTAGTACTTAGTCTTTCTATAATTCTAAGATCAAATCTATTTATATTGTATCCAGCAGCTATTGGTGCTGTAAAACAAGATTTTTTATCCGATCTTATATGATATTTCTCTAAATAAGATACGAACATTTTCCATCCATTATCCTGATTTTGATAAGATTTCCAGTCCTCTAATATTTTAGTTTTCTCGCATCCTCTAACCTTGGCATGGAAATCAAGAACATCACTATCATCATATATATAATCAGGTTTTTCATCCAATATGGATGGTTTTAGATTAATATTAAATTCTGAGTCTTTGATAATTTCTAATTTATATGGATCTATTATCAGAGAGGCAATTTGAACGGGGCTACAAAGGTCAGGATTAGCCCCGTCCGTTTCTAAATCAAATACACAAATTTTTTGTAAATTAGCCATTTGTCTCCACTACTGTGTTTCCTGGGAAAAAAGTCCTTTGATTACTATCTGTTGCAACATGACAATTAACGCTTCTGCAACAACTTACTCTAACTTCTTGGATCTTAGTATATTCTACATTATTAGCTTTAAAGTTTTCGCCCACAGCAACTTGGTCTAATGTTTTTGTTAACATTATAGTTCTCCGTTTTTTAGGTATTCTGATACAGACATGATTTTGTCCAAATAAGCTATACCCAATATATCAAATTTAATTAAACCCAAACTCTCTAGATCATTCATCTCCATGCCCGCTATCAGCTGATCATTTCTATTATCATAGACCATAGGACACAGAGATGCAAGATCTTCGGTACCTATTATTACACCAGCAGCATGTTTGCTTTGATTAGATTTTGTTCCTTCTAGTCTTATGGCCTGTTCAAATCTTTTTGACAATGGACCAGCCAACGAACCATCTTCTGCTATGTAGCACCATTCTTTAAGCTTGTCTGTATTATTCTCTAAGGCCCATCTAATAATTGAGGCTTCTCCTGTATCTTCTTTCATTTCTTGAAGCTCGTCGGCTATTTTTGCTTCGTCAGGGATAAATTTAGTAATAGAATTCATTTCTTCAAAAGATATATTACCATATACTCTTAGTACATCTTTTAATGCTCCTCTACCTTTCATAGTATTAAAAGTAATCATTTGTGATACTTTACTATGTCCATATTTACTTTTTATATATTCTAATACTTGTTCTCTTTTGTCTATTGGAATATCTATATCGATATCTGGCATAGAAATTCTATCCTTGGTATTCCTACCGGCGTTGTAAAATCTTTCAAATAATAAACTATATTTTATAGGATCTATATCGGTAATACCCACCAAATAAGAAACCAAGCATCCGGCGCCACTTCCTCGTCCTGGTCCAGGAAGCCAATTATTATTGCGTACATAATTAACTATGTCCTGAACAATTAGAAAATAACTACTTAACCCAGCGCCTTGCAAAATATCTAATTCATATTTTATTCTATCAACATAAATATCGTGTTGTGATTTGTCAATATTCGGTATAATTCTATTTTTCCAACCTTTTCTACATAATTCTCTTAAATATTCATCCGGAGAGAATCCTTCGGGACAT